AAGTCTTTTTTGACCCTCATCAATTTTTAACTCAGGTTTTAATTCTATAATTTCCATAGGTTTTTGTTGCTCTTTTGTTTCTTCTTTCTTAAGAGGTTGTGCATTTGTAAAAGTAACTCTACTACTAATTGGTAATATTCTCATTTTCTTCTCTCCTTCTAAAATATTTTTCTATCTTCTCTTCTGACTTTTTACTAATTTGCTTATACTCATTAACATAGTTATATAAGGTTGATTCTGAAATTCCTATATCCAATGCTATGTCGTATAAACTTAGTCTTTTTTTAAGCTTTAAAATCTTCTGTTTCACTTAAAGGACCTCCGCATCTTTGGCACATGTCAAGTTTCTTACTACACTCATGACAGAACTTTGGAACATTTGTATTATGCCACGTATCGGTTTTTCCACAAAGTTGACATACAAAATCTGTAAAACCTTGCCCTGATAGCATTCCTTTTTCTTCCCATTCGCATTTTTTACATATTGCCATTTTACTCCACCTCTTCATCTAACCATTTACAGAAATCTGCCCATAATTTTGAAGCATATGCTTGCAAGTGGTTCTGAACTAAGACATTATCTGTTAAATTAATTAATCTGCGTGCCTCACAAACAGCCTCTCGCATATCTGCATACTGAATCATATCACTAAAAGTTAATGTTTTACTATCTCTTCTCTTCAAAATTTAGCCTTTCTTATTTATAATATAACTCAGAATGCTCAAGAACATAAAGTTGCTCTATTACTTCTTTACATTCGTCTATTATTTCTCTTGTAGTCCATTTCTTCCCTTTTGGTACAGATAATGGATGTCCTGTGCTTAAGTATAAACCTGAAAAATCAGTATAATGCCCATAATCCCAACCTATAACTTTATAAGTTTGATCATATACACCTTTATAACCCCACTCTACAAAAGTACAGCCCCCGTGACAACTTATTCTAACGTCGTCATAATCAGCTACCTTATAATAAGGTTGGTCTTTTGTAAGAGCTATGTAAGCACACGGGTGCATACCGTAACTTACCACCATATATTCATACCCTTTATATGAATCTTTAGCAAGTACTCCCTCACCTGCAGAAAGCCATTTATTCATGTATACCATTTCTTTAATAGCCAAAGTCATACTCCTCTAGTTCTTTTGGTTCATTGTATTTTAAATATACATAATAAAGACAATCATCCGACGGGTAGCACTCCCAATCGTCTGCGTCGTACTCACAAAATTTATCTATAATAATCTTTGAAACTTCCTTATAATTACTCTGAGAAATATAAGGTTTAAGTTTAATCCATAGTTCTTCTGCTATTCCTGAACCGCTCGCCCAACCCATTAATTTTCTCCTTTCAAAAGTTTTGCTCTTTGACTAAAGTCTTCGTCTGTTATTGTGCATCTACATAAGGGTTTATAATTATCATAACATCCATCTATAGAACCTACATAGAAATAAATAACTTCGTCTGAGCATAACCACGGCTTCACTTTATTTACTTTGTCACAGGTTATCTCAATAGCTGCCCCATTCTGCCACCCGTCTCTAACAGAATAAATTACCCATTCGGTACCGTCTTTATCAACTATAACTTTATTCTTTAGCTCTTCGTTGAGAAAATCAATATGTCGCTTTTTATCTGCGATATAAGAACAAATTTGTTCCTGCTTCTCAATAAGGGTATTTAAGGTGAAGTCATAGGCATGTGTTATATCTTTTCTTTCTTGCTTTATTCTTTTCTTTAAACAAGAAGTACAAGTATGAGGTTCTTGTTCCCATTCTTGCTTTTCTTTCTTTAATTTTTCTATGTCAACCCAACAAGGCTCTGTGTCTTCCCTGTATTCAAAGGAAAAAGTTTTACTTATAGGTTTTCCGCATTCAATACATTTGCTTTTTGCTTGAATTCTATAAGTCCGAAAATCCCATGATTTTGAAACTACTGTTCTCATTCTATTTACTTTCACCTTTCACTTTATAAGCTATAGCATTTGCAATTCTTTGAGCTTCCTCTTTATCCTTAGGAGTATGATTTCCTATCTTACCATTTTTCTCATAAGCATGCATTAGTTCTTGTACTATTTCTTCGTGCGAGGCTGATTTATCTATTGGCATAACTTCTCCTTTCTTATATTTCTATTTCTTCGTTAAGCCACTTGCTAATTTCTTGCTGCCTTTGCTCTGCTATGTGCATGTAAAGCTGCTGTCTATAGTGATCTTTTGTTTCTGAAGCCTCTTGTAGAGCCTGCATGAGTCCTAATCGAGCTTCAATATATGACAAAATATCATGATAGTACTCAGCCTTTGTTACAGTACTCTTTTTTCGATTTCCTATAGAAGGCTTCTTGGGAACTTCTGTAGGTGGCTTATTTGTATTACACTTTTCTTGTATCCAATCTTTGTCTTCCATAGTTTTATCTTACCATATTTTTTAGATTTATGCAAGGTTATTCAATACCATAGTTTGACATAAAATTATCTATGTCTTCTAAAGCCATTTTTTCAAAGTACATCCAATCTTCCTGCTCTTCCTCAGGTAAATCGTGGTCATACACAAAACCGCAGCATCCTTCGTCTGAAGCTTCTCTTAACCAATATTTAAGCCTTTCTTCAAATTTTGAGTTCATTTAAGATTCCTTTCTGCCTCTGCCTTACTCAAATAAACATGCTCTTCAGGTATATTCTCGTAAAACATGGTACCTATATACCTTGTTTCTTCATTTAAGCTATAAAAGATTTTAGGATTATCACCATTTTCAGCTATTACATTTGTCTCTACAATCCTACCATAATGTAAACGCGGGAATTCACAAGAACCTATGTGCTCTATATTAATAAAATAAGCAAGCTGCCCATCTTGAAACATTTATTTTCTCCTTTTATATTAATTCTTTTATTAAGCATTCAAAATGTATAAACAATCTTTGAGTAAGTGCCAACCACATAAATGGAAGACAAATTATATAAAGCACCAAAGTTACAAGTAATACTAATATAAGTGCAACCATGTAGAAAATGTTTGACGCAGTATATTTATATACTTCAAAATCGATTATTTTTTCATCTCGTTCTAACATTTATTTCTCCTTTAATTTATTTATCTTTTCTTGAGTTTCATCATCAATAATCCCCCAACAAAGACGCAAATACTCATTCATATGCTCTTCACTTAACTTACATTTGTGCTCAATATGCTGAAGAGGTATCGAAGGATAATAGAAATAAGTAAAAGGCTCTATCTTTGCTCTGAACTCTTTCAAATTCTTATATCTTACCTTTTCTTTCCTTACAATTCTATGAGTTCTTGGGTCTTTTATAGCTATCTCGTCTATGTAGTTATCAAAGAATTGTCGCTTAGACCTCCACAACTTTGGATATATGAGATGTATTAAACCGTAAAACTGACTTAAGCAAGAAGAATAAGGAGTTGCTGTCATAAGGATTACTCTGTCAAACATTTCTTCAATATGAAAATAAGCGTCGTGTTGCACTCCTTCGGGGTTCTGCATTTTATGAGCTTCATCTATTACAAGAGCTACTTTACACCCACTATCGTATATCTTCTCAAGCTTCTTTATTATCATTAGGTCATTCCCTGCTTTCTCAAACATAGAATGCTTAACTATGCAGACCTTTTCTTTCCCTTTAAAAAACTTAACAAAATCTTCTGCGTCTTCAATTACAGGAACTTCCATACCTGCTTTTTCTTTAAAATCCTCTACAAATACAGGAACTGAAGATTTTGTACAAGCTATAACTGCCTTATCTATGAGTTTACGTTTAAAGAAAGCACGTAAAGAGAACATGGCACAAATTGTCTTTCCCGAACCTACGCGCATACAAAATTCACACTTCTTAACATTAAGCGCAAACTTTACCGCGTCCTGTTGATAATCTCTTAAGGTTATTTTAGCCATCTATATGTCTTTCCCCGTGTTTGCTTTTAAGAGTTCTTTCCCTTTTTCAGTCATTACATAGCCCTTTTTCTTCATGTCTTTTGCTACTATTTTGGCATGCTTTCTTGACTGATAATCTTGAATTGAAGATAGGTCTCCTGCTATCCTTATCAAAAAATTAAGAATACAAGCTGCATTTAATGCTATAAAAAGCAATACTAAAAGATTTAATACTCCTATAATTATCATTTTTCCCTCCTTTAAGGCCTGTTTGCCCTTCTGCGTGCGTACCTCAACTCCCAAAGAATTTCTCTAAGGTATTTAGTAGTATGCCAATCAGAGTCTCTAACTTCTTTGAGTTGTTTTTCTGTTTCTTCGTCATATAGATCTCTATCATTCTGAATTTGCTTCAAAATATCATCTACTTTTTTACTTATTTCTTCTCCATAACTTTTCGGTTTCTTTCCAAGCACTTACTTTAATCTCCTTATATTCATGTCGTCTACATGCAGTAAATCCATTATTTTATAATTTCTTAACCACACGTCTTTGCTGTTACGTAATTTCTCTGCTAAAGACGGATTTTCAAATTGTAAATCATCTTCTATAATTTTGTCAATTCTTTCTTCCGTTAAAGGTTCTTCTTGGTCGTCAACCCAATGGTTTTTAATAATTTCGGCTATTTCCTTGTCCTTTATTCTCGGAAAAACAGAGCTTAAATTATCTGACGGGTCCCCTTTGAGTGACCTATACTTAAGAATATCCCTTTTATTAGTGCTTATTCTTGAAAAGTCCTCCCCTTTGCTATTCTTGAATTTCTGAAAGATTTCTTCGTCAGTCTTTATAAGGAAATGCCCTTTCTCAAACTTATCTGCTATGAAAGTATTAGGATAAGAAGTAAGTTGCAGTAAATCTTTATCCCCACTGTATATTATTATTTCATGAGTTTTATGAAACTTTTTTACTGTAAAAGCTAATAACTGATCAGCTTCATAAAGTTTTTCTCTTATGAAGTAAAAAACTTCTGAATCTAACTTACTTGATAAATCTTTTATAATATCTACAATGTGCTGATAGACTTCTTTCTTTGCTTCTTTATTACGGTTCTGCTTATATCCTTCAAATATAGCTTTATTTTTTAAATTCGAGGTTGAAGGGTCTAAGGCCATTAATATCTTAGCACTTGGGTATGACCGATGAACCAATGTTAAAAATTGTAAAAGCATGCGCTCAAGAACTTCTTTTATGTCAAGCTGTCCTTCACTCATAGAAATATTATAAGATGCCACATAGTAGTATCTGTTATAAAGCCACGAAAAATCAATTAGGATTAGTCTCTTCATGCCCCTATTATATCAAAAAAAGTAGATTATGTCAAAATTAAGAAATAGTAGAGTCTATATTAATCTCAGGAGTAGACGCTTCCTTAATATAGTCAGAGATATTATAACTTACATTAAATCCCGCTAATGATTTTTTATCTTCTTCACTCAATGTATACTTTTTTCTTCCGCTTTTCAAAGAAGCTGTGGCTTTTTCAAATCCTTCCTTAAATGTCTCTTTTGTAAAAGGTTTAGGAGGTTCAGGAAACATGACCTCAGGTGGTGGAAGGGTATTAGGGTCTGAAGTAACTTCAGCCATACTTATAGATTTTACTTTTAATTTAAATTTGTCATAGTTAATATGTGGGCTCGGCGGATTTGGCGGAAGGACTGCCATTATTTTTGCTAAATTTGCAGCTAACTTAATAATTTCTGCAGTTAATTCCACGATCCATTTAAAGACAGAAGCCACAGGACCAAAAATTGCCCCTGCAAAAGTTCCAAGAGCCCCTAAAGGGTCTGAGCAAAAACTCTTAATGGCGTTAGCCATTTTCATTACTTTTCCCGCAACAGTAGATTGATATTGACCATGAAGTATTCTTAAAACAGCCTGCCTTTTTCTTTCTACAGCAACATTAACTTTCCATGACAACCATACACAGAAAGTATCAACTTTACTTTGAACTAAGTTTTCGCCATTACCTACAAAGTTATCATACGCAGCAATTATTCTTATAGGAACGTCTTCAAGCCACTCATTTGTAGTTTTTAAAAAGGCTAAAGGGCCACTACCCCCTTTTAAAGATTTCTTTTTGGTAGCAGCTTTATTCCTCTCCTTTTCTTTTTCCTTTTGCTTCATTCTTCGTTGAGAGGCTTTAACAGATCTTTCATATTCTCTATTTGTAATTTGTATTAGAGGTAATTCGTCTACCATTTAATCTTCCTTATAGTATCGCTACAATAATCCCGTTTTCGACCATAACAAGATTTCCCATTGCCATAAAACTCCCGCTAACTCCATTCTTTATATTTAGGTCTCCGTCTATAGCCACGTTACCTGAAATGTTTACTTGCCCTGTAGAAATATTAATTTCGTTATTCGCATCTACACTTAAAGAACCGTCAGCACTTCCACTTATGTCAAGAGTTCCAATATTTAACTCAAAATTATTTTCATTATCGAATATAAAGTAAGCTCCACCTGCAAGACCCACTTTTATAGAACCGTCGGGGGAAACTTGCATATTTGTAGTTGAGGAATGCTGAATTTGCGCAGTACCCCTTTCTTTATTTATTTTAACAAAATTACCTACCGAATCTTTGTAACCATAAGTATGAGGATAATCATCGTCAAAGAAAGTAGTCCTTGTAGTTTCATTTAATTCAGCACCACTGTAATAGGGAGCTGTAAAATCCTTACTTGGAAATGTCACACGAACCTGACTTCCAATTTCAGGGATATTTATACCTCCATAATCTTGACTATTTCCATGAGAAGCTAAAAAGGGGGAAGCCCAAGGAATTGCCTCCACACTCAAGTCTGCGTACGGAGAAATTTGAACTTTAACTCTTCCTAATTTCTTAGGATCATTGTTATCCACAACATTCCCTATATACGACATTGTAGTCGGGTCTGTTTGTTCTTTTAGTAATGGTGTAAAAGGTTTAATTAACATAATTAACCCTGCCTTATCTCCAACATGGTACTATTAGAATTGTAGCCTGTCTCTGTATAGTAAACGTTATATAGAATTTTTGCTCCCATTGAATCTCTAAATCCTAAATCAATAGAGAAGCTCTTAAGAAGTACTCTTTTTGAATTTATGTAAAATCTCAAATTTTCTTCGCTCTGTGGACAAGCAAAGTATAAGCGTGAGTTCTTTGTAGCACTTATTAATTTAGTACAAGGGAGAGTTCTGTAGCGGTCTTTATACCCTTTTGTAATATAATATTCAGTTAACTGTACGAGTGCATCCGAATTTACGTCTAATTCTTCATTTCTTTCTGCTACAGTTACTTCTCCGCTAATATCTGTGTAGGTTATAAAATACTTTTCATTTTCTTCTTGTAATTTAAAATTTACACCTACATATGGAGAAGCGTCATTATTATAAAGTCTTGAATATATAGTTAATTCAGCACTCTTAGTATAAACAACATTATCTTCTACAGACCAAGCATAAAGAGCCTCATTTGCAGGTCCGTAAGTTCCCCAATACCTATAATTAAATTTATTACCTGCATTTTCATTTATTTGATTTATAAGGTCAAAGTTAATTGGCTCTTTACCAACTAAGATATTTTTAAATTCGTCAGTATCTACTCCGTCCATGTACCCAAGTTCAGTTAAATTAGCTATAGTTTCAACAGCCATTAAATCCCTAAGATCAGCCAACGGAAGAAGTTCTTGCTCTTCAGTTAATTCAATGATTGGGAATGGGATATCTAATCCTGTAGTATTATTTTCAAATTCTTCAAAAATAGAATTGATCCTATTTTCTGTTTCATTGTAATCTGAGTCTTCTTTGAACACTGAAGGTATCTCCCTTGCTGTTATATTATTATCTTCTGCTATAGAATTTAATGAGCTGTGGACAGCCATAAGTGAATCTGCCACATCTGATACTAACCCCTGTAATTCAAAAGGGACATTCTCTGCAATATACTTACTTAATAAATTTCGTTTCGACGGTTTCTCTAATAAGAAATCCCTTAGCATTAAAGCTATAGACCTTGGGAATATCATATTCATGAGAATATTCATAAGAGTATTTCCTTGGAGAAGTAAACTCTGTAAAAAATAAGCCTGAGAAGTAAAATCTACCATTGTCCCACTTATTGAAAACATTCTTAATAAATTTACTTTGGTAGCGGTTACATAGGACATGCAAGCTCTTGTGAAAGTTCCGTCAAATATCTGAGCTGCTGCAGAAAGAGCCAATCTTGCCTGAGACGCAGCATTTGCTAGAGCTCTCATAACCTTTTTAGTAATCTTCATTCTTTCTTTTTTCTCAGTTATGAAGTTTTCTACATTATTATTGTTATCTCTTGTAACATATACAAAGGTATTAACGATTCCATTTTGAAATTCAGGGGAAATAACTATTGTATCAATTATATATTTACCTTCAATGGATAAGTCAGAAGCAGAATTACCGTCCATTTTTACAAATACTAAGTCTGTAGGTTTTAAATTTGGGTAATATCCGGCCAACCTCAAACATCCTAACATGGAGGACATTGACATTAAACAATTTGTATTATAAGCATAAGCTTCCATATAGGTATGATGAACATTATCACTCTGTATCTTATTAAGAGAAATACGATTCCCTGAGCCAAAATGCTCTGTTTCTTTAGTAGAAGCTAAAATAGGAACATTATCGTCCACTATATAATCAGGCATACCTGAAGCTACTCCATAAATCTCAGTAGATTTATTATATCCTGAATATAAGTTATAAGAAGACTTAAAGCTCTGTACATTGAAATTATTTAAGTACTGTATTTCATTTCCTGCGTTTGCCGGAGCGGGAGTGAACACCCATTGAGGTTCTTTCTCCTTCAATTTATTAAAATCTCTGATGTGAAAAGTTCCAAATTTGTCAAAAGCAAAGAGAGGAAATGAAGGCTGTATATCCATATGTAGTAAGGTATCAACCAAAAATATATTTGAAGTAGTATATAGCTGTCTCCACAATACTTGATTTTCATTAGTTTTTTCAATGTCTGTGTCTACTGTAGGATTTCCTCCTGCGCGCTCTTTAATTATCTGCTTTGCTACCATTAAAGAGTTACCGGGGTAGTCTTTACAAATACCTTTATCCATCATGAACTCATTACTACCTATAAATCCACCGTAATAAACAGTCCACGAATTATTAGAAGCGTCTGTATCTTTAGAATTAACTATAGCCCGTAAATTAAAAGAATGAGAATTCTCTCTGGTTTCACCTATTGAAACCGTAACCAAGTTATTTTCAATAAATAAGTCTGCCAAACCTTTATCAAAAGTTGCAAAAGAAAAGCATATATAAGGGAGGGAGGTCCCCGCTGTTTCTACTAGCTCAAATTTCTTAAGCATATCATAAGAAACAATACCCTCTTTATCTGAACCTTTTACTTTTATTTCTAAAAATACCTTGTCACTTAACTGCATTACTTCTCTCTCTAATCATTTGTATTACTTAAAGTTGCCAAATTATGATAAATTTCATTTAAGTCATCTATTGAAAATAACTTTAAAATAGTTCCTTCAGGGAAAGTTTCTCTAAAGTCATTGTTATAGAACTGAATTATATAAGAAAAAAATGGATCTCCGTACTTTTCTGTGGATATAAGGTCTATTTCTTTGAACCCATTATCTACATAATAGTATTCTGTAGTAGGAAGTTGCTGAACCTGAATTAAAAAAGGCGAATTTATAACGTCATAAACGTCCTGTTCAAAGTTTAAAAACTTTGAAATATCATATTTTTCTTCACTTTTAAAATCTCTCATATAAAATGCCATAATTTATTTTCCTTACCAGCTACTTCCACCGCCGCTACCGCCACCTTCACCTACAATTGTAGCGTCAGTGGTTTTTGTCACAACTTGAGCAGTACTACTATCAGATGAACTTGAAAAACCAAACATACCGTCAATTTCAGTAGTTACGAGAGGTTGAACTCCTGTGAATTGAGCACTAACACGATAATACAAAGGTTGTGGGTTTTCCCCGTTTTGTCCTGCAACCTCAACAGTACTCTCTGTAACATTTACTTTTGAAAGTAATAAGTTACTTATTGTTGATTTATGACCAAAACGAATACTTAATGAACCTTTAGCAACAGAGCCCTCGTACATATCTGCTATAGTTGAATCTAATTGGCTACTATTACTACTATCGTTAAAAAAGGACTTCATGTCTCCAAAACTACTGAAAAACTTTTTATTTCCACTTAATACGTCAGGAGCATAACCACCATGTACTTGAACTCTGAAATTAGAGTTATTTTCTGATTTTGCGACAGCCGCTAATTTAACAAAATTACTTAAATTCCTTTTAAGCTCAGCACTCTTACCACGTGCATAATTTATTAAATAGAATTCTACTGAAATAGCTAAGGGAGCTGTACCCTTCCAGCACATAGTCGAAGCGTTGATCCAAGAAAATTGATTATTCTCTCCTAATAACGAAGCCCAATCCTGTAAATTTGAGAGGTCATTAATGATTGGACCCCATTTATTTGAAGCAGACCACGTTGGGTCTCCTATTATTAACCCTCTTAAAATACTCCGCTCTTAGTAATAAAAGAAGTACCTGTAGCCACAGGAACACTTATAGTAATTGTACTCGGAGAATTACTATCTGAATTAAATATACCATCTAAGAATAATTTTGCCATATATTACCTTCCTGTAGACCCTTGTGAAGCCCCCTGCATTGTACTTAAAATCAAGCGCCATTGCATATTACCCGCGTTATCATACCATAAAGATTCTATACCCTTGTCTGTTTCTCTCATCCAAGTATTTGTACTCTTATCTTCATAAATACCATGTTTCTTCAAGATTGCTCGGTAATCTGCGTCCGTTAAATTCATTTCATCAAGGTTAACAGAATAACCTCTTTCCATCATAGGCATAGCTCTTTGCTCTTTTATGCGTTTTACTTCGGCTGCGTCTGCAAATTCAGCTACGCTCTTAAGTGCTATTGAACGTTGCTCAGCTACAGCTTTCTGTTGAGACTCATACTCACTAAAGTTTTCCATAGCTCCTGTAGGTCTGAAATTTGAAGCAGGTTTAATGTCATAGTGCCACCCAGTACTTTTACCTTGTCCAGGTCTTTCTAAAGCCACTTCAAACCCCCTAGCACGATAGAATTGTTTAATCGCTTCGTAATTATTAAGATAATCTTGACCTGTCCACGATTGTCCTCCTGCTAAGTCTATACCAAGACCATACTGATTATTATGTGACTTCCATCCTCCCACAGAGTGTTGAGTGTTACTTCCTGTGAGTTTACCTGAAGTTTGAACAAACTCGGAAGCTTTCTGTTTAGACATCCCCATACTCATAAGCATGTTCCGTAGATCCTCAACTTCTTGAGACGTCCCTTTTTTACTAAGTGCTGCAACTACTTTACCATTAACTTTTTTTACAGCGTCCGTAGAGTGTGACTGTAAGCTAGCTTTGTCGCCTGCTACCCATTCATAAACTCTGTTAAAAGAAGTTGGATCCGCTTTTTCATAAGCTTGTAAAGCCGCCGAAGCTTCATCTTGAGAGAGCTCACTTAAATTGAGTATAGAACCGTCTCTTTTGGAAACTTTCATTTTTCCATAGGTAACATAATTTCCTTTTTTGTTATCTATAATAGAGTCAGCAATACCCGTACCTTTATTAGGGTTATTTCCCCCAATTGAGCCCCCAGTTCCTTTTTCTCCAAAAGGCCAATTATCTCTTATCCAAGCAATAGCTTTAAAAATAGGGTTAAACATTGCCATAAAGTCTATGACTTTATTTACAAAAGTCATAAATTTACCTGCCCATTTTTTAATAGTTTCGCTGTGGTTTTTCCATAGGACTGCAATACCCGCAACAGCTCCACCTATCGCTAATAAAGTCCATCCAATAGGTCCTAAAGCTGCAGCAATACCTGACAACACCCCTGCAAGTCCCGTAGCTCCCGCAGCTCCTGCTGCACTTGCACCTAAAGTAGCTAATCCTGTAACTCCTAAAGCAGCAGCCCCTGCCCCCATTGCAACTCCGCCTGTCCTAAGAGCGGCTGCGTTTCCTTTACGTCCTCTTCTTTCAGAATCTTTTGCTTCATCAAAAGCCCACATAGCTCCAGCAGCTCCAATAGCTACACCTGCTGCGTTACCCCAACCAAATCTACCTATTAATGAAGGAAGCTTTAGGAGGAGTTTCCCCATCCCTTGTAACAGAAGCTTAACTAAAGTGGGTCCTGCTAATTCCATAGCCACATAGAAAGCTCCCCCTAAGATTTTTCCTAATTTTCCAAACTGTTGAAGCCAATTAGCTCCAAGTAACCCTATTAAACGGAAGGTATCTCTAAGAGCTCCGCCTACCCATCTAGACTTCTCAAGACCTTCAATTAAGTCTCTTCCAAAGTTTACTACTCCTTTTTTGATATTTTGCCCTACATTTTGAAAGAAGTTTATTAACTTATATTGAGCATTGTCATATCGAACTCCTATCCTTCTAGCTAAATCCTCATTAACTTTACCTAATTTTTCATTATCCATGACATTTTTAAGAGGAGCCCCTTTTCCACCTCTTTGCCCTATTTTTTCAGATTCAAGGATAGCTGTTACATCTAAATTTTCAAAGGCTGTAGTTAACTTTTTAATAAGTACTTCATCAAGCTTAGAATTTTTAAGTCTTTCCTCCATAAGCTTAATAAACATATTTACAGTCTTATTATATTTTGTGGTGCTCTCTAAGCCGTACTCCACACTTCTCATGTTCTTTTGAGTATTAGCTGCTTCTCTAAGGAGTTGCTTTGTGGTCATGGTTCCGTCATTTACAGATTTTGCAAGACTACGTAAAGTCTGCTCTAACTGACCATTAGAACCATAACTCTCACTTATTTTTTGCATAGACATAGCAGCGTCTGATACCGCGTCTGCAAGTTTCTCAAGGTAAGCTACATTTATATCGTCATTAGAACTTTTTGACATCCTAAAAATTTTATCCTTTAAACTATAACTAACTTTATAATTTAATTAGTCTACCCTATAATAGGACCACCGCTATTTTTACTTTTTTCGAGCATTTCTTCTTGCATTTTAGATTCTATACCAATACCAATTTCAATGAAGTCCTTCATAGTAAGGCTTATTAGCTCTTTATAAGAACCCCAACCTTTTTCAACATAATATCCAAGATTTTTCAAAAAATCTTTTCTATTAAAAGGTTTTCCGTAGTCAATTAAATGATATACAGGGTAAAATCCTTCACGGGAGTAGGGTTTGCCACTACTGTTGAAAGTTAGACGTAGGGCTAACTACTACCTCCGTTTCTCTTCCGCAAGCTTCGCAAATCAAAGTAAACGGTTCAATTTTAATAATAGTCTCATCTACAATTTGTTTGAGTAACTTTTTATCTTTTGCCATACAAAGATTTTCAATATAACCTTTAAGGAAAGAGTCTCTATCTTTATCATTTTTGAAAGTTCTACCTACAATTTCTCTTATGCAAGCACACATATAATCTGTATACATTGAAGAAAGAACACTCTTCTTATCTACATTATTTCTGAATTCTTTACTCATTTGAATATACTCAGAAACTGTAATAGGAGAAACTACAACTTCTAATTCATCATCCGTACCTTCCCCAAATATGAAGTGTTTTCCAAAGATATCTTCGTGGAATTCTGTAAACTCTAATTGGTCCATAGTAAATTCATAATTAAATTTATGACCGCAGTCAGGGTAAATGCACTTACAGTCTTCAATCCTTATTGTATCTTTTGTATCAAAAGAAAACAGCCTTCTAACGACGTCCATGAATTGCACGTCTGAGTGCAATAAGTTTCTTTTATTAAAATCACCATGAATTGTTATTCCGTTCAAAATCATGTTGAAATATTCAGCATCTGAGATACCATATCTCTCCATATCTATTTGTTCTTTAATAGATAATGGTCTTACATATATTTCAATATCTTTTGGGTAACTATAACCTTTTGAAGGTAATTGCAATAAATCTACACGTTGTCCGTCCATAAATCCTCTCTCTTTCTATTTTACTTTTATTATACCTTTATTTTAAAATTCTGTCAAATTTAAACTTCGAAACGCTCTGTCTTTGGATTCCACTTTCCATAACCTGAAACGTACAAAGTAGCAAAGCCACCCTTAGGATATCTTCCGTCGCCTGCTCCACCGTGATCTTCTACTATAATTCCAGGGGTCTTTCCTTCGCCGTGAGCACAAGTTCTTCCGTCACCAACTACAACTAAACTGAAATTTAACATTTTAGCTTCGTTAGCACTGTAATCTCTTGAGACTGTGACATTTCCTGAAGGAATTACAAAAACCCTATATTCTAAAGTTTTTCTTCCTTCCACGCTATACCCACGATATATAAATTCACGGGCTATGTCGTCCATATAAGCTACATATCTTCCTTTAGGGAAGCACTGAGCCTCCCATCTACGAAGTTCATATTCTAATTTATTATTATCGAAGTCATAGCAAGATAGATCTATAGTACTAACTCTCTTTTTATTTAAAAGTGGAAAATCCCCAAATATTGCCACAGGAATACTCATATTCTCGTAACTTGTATATTTTAAATTCATTGTTTTAACAGGAAGAAACTCTGAGAAAGACCCTTTCGGAGTTTTCAAACTCGACATCCCCTCCATATTACTAATCTGAACCGTATAGTGATGGCTCTGCGCGATATCCATAAGCCATATTCCGTCATTAATTTGAGGAGACTCAGCTTGAGTAGACTTCGAAATACCTAACTCAAAAACCCTTGCAGTTTCAGGAGAATATGTAACTTCACCTTGTAAAGTATAATTATTAGCTGCATTTGCCACTACGGGGCTCGCCGCCTCCCCGTCTGCTATCGGAGGCCAATCTATCGGTTGCAACGCTTTATTTTTCTTTTGAAATATAGCCATACTCTAAAATTTAATTATAGATAATAAAAAGGAGAGCAAAAATAACTCTCCTAAACATTCCACACAAAATATAATTGAATAATTAACCCATTGTTTTTAAAGCAGGTCCTTTGTATCCTTCATATACTTCGTAGTTATCGTATATGAATGTACATTGAACCTTAATTAAGTCATTAGCTTCAGAAGCAACAGTACCATAGTTACAATTAGTAACTTGTGCTCTTTTCAATCTGAAGGTATACTTATAATTATTGTCTTCGCCCTTCAAGAAAATATAAATACCATCTGTACAATAATTTCTTTTTCCTATATTAGTACCTTTATCTAAGTCGTAAGTTGCGTGAGCCCATTTTTCTAATAATCTATAAACTGAGCCGTTTCCTGCTGTTGTAGGAACAACAAATGTCATAGAAATAGGTTGAACTGTTCTTTTTCCTGCTTGATAGTTTTTCATACCGCCCGGAAGGTGCCATGTAATTGGTTCACCTGGAGCTGACGGAAGATCACTCTGCTGTATGTAACCTGTAATGTCTTCTGCAAGACCTAATGCTCGGTTAGCCGCGTCTGCTTCAATACCGATTTCAAATCTGAAAGTAGTCTGAAGGTCAATGACTTTAGTTTGGTCTAAGGTGTAGTGCATTGATATATTTCTCCTTATGCTTATGGTGTATTATTCTTTATAATGTAATTTACAATGTATAATTTAATAATAGACTTGAAATTTCTTATTATTCATTGCTATACTAATAATTTAATAAAGTTTGACAAAATTAAGAAAGCATTATATTATAGTAATGTAGAATTTCCACTAACGTAGTATTAGTGGCGGAAAAAGAAAGAAGGTAAAAAATGTTAATTGAACAAGTTGTGTTCAACTTCCATGAAGTTGGCGAAAAATCTTTTGAAGAAATCAAAAATGAATGTCTTGTAAGTTTTGCTGTAGACCTTAAAATAGCTCTTACAAGTGGTGACGAGCACATTAGGACATTTTGGTCTGACAGGCATCTTTGTTATGATGGTCAGACACGAGAAGGGGACCTTATAAATTATAAAAACTTCCAAGATTTCTTTGGTTCTAAGATCAAGTACAACTCCAAAAGTATTGTCTTTGAGGAAACATTGTATAATCACCCTGATGGACCTTGGAGCCCTAAAAGAACTTGTATGGAAGTATATGGTCTTGAATATATAGAACCTACAAATGAAACAAGTGGCTATTATAGGTACAGAAAAGACGGTCTTAAAAGAAATTATGACACTTGCTGTTGCGAGTACGTAGGGGAACTTGAAGACGTTACAAGAGAAAGTGAAGAAAGATTACGGCACTTTGACGTTGCCTTTAGCATGGGAGAGTTCCCATTTATCACAATAACAATGATAAGGTTAGGAAATAAAGACCATTATTTCTATACAATTCATCGCTAAAATAAAAAACCTCCTAATAGGAGGTTTTTTTAATTAACTTTATTATAGAAGTAAGCTATCCCGTTACTTTTACTTTCTTCTAAGGTTGACTGAGGAGCCTTAATCTTATTTTCAAAAGAAATTATGGCTTCACAAACTTCTGCGATATTCTCCATTACTTTACGAAGTTTTCCATTTTTCTTGTAACTAAATTTATACATAGCAGATTTTTCGTTTCCTTTACTTTGTTTTTCATACTCTTCTTTAATTACTGTCTCTGTATGAGGAGCTCTCTTTTCTCCGTGCCCCTTTTTATCCCCTTTAATTTTTGTGAAAGTAACAGGTTTACCTATTACATTCACAGGGTATGGAGCCATAACTGCTGTAGAAGTACATATCATTTCTTCTATAGACATTATTAAGTCTTCATAAGTTTCTTCTAAAGAAAGATCTTTATCCACTTTTTCTTTTTTAATTTTCATAAGCTTACCAATAAAACCGTTATCTCTTAATTTCTTGAATACTAAATTCTCTACAGAAAACTCCCCGCCTTCTTCTAATCCTGCTTTTCTCATGCGTTTAATTTTATCTAAAAGCTTTTCGGCTAAATCACCCTCTTTAATTTCCTTAGCAGCTTCCACATATTCATTGTATTTAGCCTTTACTGCTGCACTATTTTTTAAAGGAGGTATCTTCTTAGGAAAGTCTATCCATCCATTGTTTAAGGAGTATAGTCCATTATGTATAGTTCCCTGTCCTTCTAACTCTGTATAAACTTCTACAGGAACCCCATAAATATAGATATCGTGCTTCTGATTAAACTCAGATTTCTTAGAAAGGAGGTAAGGTCCTACTATCGGGCAGTCTTCGTGGACTTTATTAGGATCCACAATTACATGTAAATCTATGTCTGAATGCTTCGTGTAATTATAAGAAGCGCAGGAACCTGTTATAACAACGTCTTTTACGGCGGTTTTCGAAATTTCAAGAAAATCTATAAAAGCCTCAGCTATTTCTTTAAGCTTCTTTAAAACTTCAGGCTTTAATTCTTCGCCATTATATAATTTAGGATTTAATTCATTTTTAAAAGTCTTCATAAATTTAGAATTTAATACCCGCATTCAGAATCAGCTTTATTTTTTATAGGACAAGTTTGATAAGCTCCTTTGTTATTACAAAACTTTCCCGTAAGGACACAAGTAGCTACTTTTAAATTAGGACATTTTCTCATAAATTCTATATCAGGGGTAAAACCGCACTCCTTGCACTTCACAGAATTTATTGGGAGCGGAGCCCCACAGTTAAAACAATTAAATACCATTTATTTCTCCCATTTAAATCTTCCTGTATTCCTATTAAAGCCACCTGAAGATTTCCTACTCCTTTGTTGAGTTAAAGGGTTGAACTTGCTCTCATTACTCTCATTTATTATTTTAAGATCTTGATTATCCGCCCTGAACTTTCTCTCAGTCTTATTACCCGACATATAATGAGCTGTGTTCCTTTGGTCGTTCATTAAACGATGACCCCTTTCGTATTGCTCCATTTTTCTTTCAAAGGTAGCTTGGCTAACTCTTTTCTTTTCATTACCTTTTAAGAACTCGTCATAGTTTGCTTTATAGTATTTGGTTAGCCCGCCTTTAGTATCTGTTATTATTTCATCCTCCATTAGCATTGCTACAAGTAGCATGAGGTGTTTGCACATACCGGGATTACGGCCGGGGTTTCTCATAGGTCTTTTAGATTTCTTTCCTGTGGCACTCCTATGATTATATACTCTTGGATACCCTGTAGCTCCATAAAGATTTAAAGAGCTTCCGTCTTTATTCCTTGTAGAAATGTTGTAATATTGGAAAGTCCAATAGTAGTCAGAGCAGCTACACCATACCTGAACCTCACTATCCTCAGGAATGTTATTTGTAACCACTGTATACCCCTCGCCATTGGTTGTTTTAAATACCGTGGCATTTTCAAAGAACTTACTTGGGTTTTCTAATACTGCTTTTAATACGTCAGGATTAGGCCATTTCTTTTCGTCACTATATTCCTTGTGCATAGCTCTAATAGTCTTTACTAAATCAGAAGGGGAATAATCTTTTTTACCGTCTTTTCCTACATTCAAAGCAAGAGAAACCTTATGAAATGGAACAGGTTGCCGTTTTCCTCCCATCTTTATGTAATCAGTTACCCCTCCGATTATCATATTTATGATAATAGCATTACCACCCTTAAAAATAGTGATGTCTTTATTAAAAGCGTAAATTGAACCAAACTTTTTCTGAAAAACTGTGGCTTGGTCTCTATTCTTAACTCTATTTGTACTTGCTATAAGTTCTTTAATATTCAAGTAACTCTCTCCTAAATATATTATACCACAAGTTCTTCCAAAAGCAAAAATTACATCGGAGCCATAGAATGAAAGCTAATACTTGCTCGGCCAAGCTCTCTAATTTCTTTCTTAAGCTCTGCAACTCTATCAAGAAGTCTGTCTGCTGTAAGGTCAAGATTATGTAAGTTTTCTTGAGTAGCCTGTGCTCTTAATGAAGCCAAAGCTTCAAGTATCTTACACGCAAAAATTCTTGTAAATAAATAGTTACCTATATCTAATTCTTTTACAACTGACCACTTAGGATAATAAGTAATTATTAACGGAGTTGCTTCGTCATTAGCAAGGTCCATAGTTACTTCCCTTGTTTTTAAATTTACCTTACCTTCTCCAAGAGTACCCTTTAAAATAGCTGAAGAGTCTTCGCCACATTCATCCTGTATTATGGAACCTGTAGGTTTCATAGAAAGTACTTCAGGTTTAAGCTCTCCTGTATAAGGGTCTTGCATAACTACGCTCTTTTGTATAGTTAATGTTTTGTTTGCATATGCTGTAGGAAGAGTAAACTCATATGTATCAGTTTCATAAGGCACTTCTAAAGTTTTTTCTATTAAAATATTTGTTGTAGGGACAAATCTTTGTGTATAGGTTAATCTAAGAGGTGTAACAGGAGGCCATACCCTGCACTGAAGAGTTGTTATATCAAATTCTACATTTTGTTCTGCAAACTTAGGCATATAAAATCTTGGCATTTGGTTTGGAAGAACCCCGTAACGAGCCACACGACAAGAAGTTGTGCCCTCAGGCATAGTTATATACCCTGCCTCAGGATCTGCATAATCAAAATTATTAATTACTGTAGTTTTCTTCATGGGTCTTCTTTCGCTATATTCGGAAAGAGCTTTTCTAAACAACAGGTCTATTTTCTTCATTGGTAGATTCAACGTGTCTATAAGAAACTCTAAACCCATTAAGGTCTGCCCTTCTTCAGCAATTACAGCGTCTAATAATTCTTCAAGATATAACATTTATTTATTCTTCCTAATTATTTATTACTATTGTAAAATTTAATAAAAGAAAAGGTAGAGCTTATATGTGGGACTGTAACCAAAGATTGTAACAGAAAGGTAGCTCTACCATAAAGAAATTTATCTATGAAAAATTAATTTTTCTTTCTTCTCCCTGCTTTCGTTTTATTCGTTTTCGGGGAAGCTGCTTTTGCTTTATTTTCAAGAACTTTAGCTTCTTCTTCAGAAATAACTTGAGTTCCTTTAGGGAAGTCTTCTGTAAAGCCGTTTAAGAAATCATCCATAGTTATTTCATTATCTTCTTCAGTACCTTCAGGATTAGTTTCTGTACCTTCAGGATTAGTTTCTGTACCTTCTTCAGTACCTTCAGTAGTTGTTTCAGTACCTTCAGTAGTTGTTTCTGTAGTTGTTTCTGTACCTTCAGGATTACCGCAGTTATTTTCTTCTTCCTTTATTTCACCTAAAACTTTTTCTAAAAAAGAATCATCCAAGTCAGATTTTTTCACAGTCACTTCTTCTTTTGAAACTGTAGCTTGTACTTTTTCTACTTTCTTTTCTTCTTTAACCTCAGGAGTTACTTCAGCAGCCACGTCTCTTGAAATGATATCAATTCTCTGTCCGTAGCAGTTAATTAATTCTTGAGCTGTTACTTTTGTTTCATCTATGTAAGAAACTGAAAGAGCCTTTAATATTGCTAAGTAATTTCCTTTCCTATACTTAAAATCAATTTTTTCTTTGTTCTTTACAAACATAATAATTTCCTTTCTTACTTTTAACTGTTAATGTATTCTTCTAAAGCTTTACTTAATTCAGCAGGGCAGCTTGTGCTCTTTGCTCCGCATTTTACATCTTTTAACAGGTTCATTACACTTTTAGCACTTCTTCCTTCTATGGCAAGAGATAGTCCAAGGGCATTCCCAGGACATCCACCCATAAATATCGCTTTTTTAATAATATTATCTTCTTTATTATTTCCATCTTCTTCACTTATAATTACTTTTATGTATTTGCTGCATACACCTTCAGGTTTGTACAAAATTTCTTTTTCTGTCATTTGAAAATCTCCATTATTTAAAATTTAATTCTATTTAGCCTTCTCAAGAAGTCTCTTCACATTGTCTAAGTATATTGCTTTTTCATTGCCTCTGTTTGCTAAACGATACTTGTAATAGCTGTCATTAAAAAGAAGCTCTTTATGAATTAAATATCCAAAAACAATAAAATTTAAAGCTTTTATTTGAAGGTCTTCGTTCATACTACATACATTTTTAAAAGGACTGTCCCCAAATATCTTAGCTTTTCTTCCTAATAGTATAGCTTCAATACCAATAGAAGAATTTAAGCAATAAATTTCTTCGCACTTATTTATAAATTGCACGGCATTCCCTTTAGTTATATCGTCAATTTCCATTCTTCCGTCAGGCTTCATTATATAACCCGCACAAGGATGAGGTCTAACAAGAACTTTCTTAGAAGAATTCATTTTGGCAGCTAATATCGGGTCCACCCAATTACAATTATTATTAAATAAGAGAAGGTTAGTATCTACCTCAACTTGAAGACCTACTCCTATTTCGTACTTTCTGCTTTTATTATCTAAAATTTCACACAGTTCCCTATAATGAGAAGGAGAAAGAACTCTTATTAACTCTTTTCTACTTAAAATAGGGACTTGATCTGCTACCTTTAAAAATTCTTTAAATCTCTCGTCAAATTCTGTACCCCCGTTTACTCCACTGAAATCCATATAAATAGTGGGAATATAGGTGGTAGGACGAAACGGACCTAACTCGTGGTGTATAGTGGGAATACCAAACTCCTGAAGAGTATCCTTAAAACATTTATTATTAACCCACGTAATACCTGCTTTAATTTGAGCCCCCTTCTTTTGTAAAATTCCCTTAAGTACTTCCACTTGTGAAGGAATTATTGTACTTGTAGTTGCATATAATATTTTTGAAGGCTCTTCTATGTCTAATAATTCTTCAGGCTTCTCCATTATTGTATAATCAGAAGGTTTGAGTTTTGCCCATAAATCAGAATACTTACCCCACTCCTGCTCAACTTTACGAACTTCCCATCTTTGCGCAGGAGTAAATTTCTTTAAGTACTCTTTACTTATTACATAGTGCGTTTCAGGGAGACTTTCTAAGTTCTGATAGAACATATCCAAATATTGAGCCTCACACTGTCTTATATTATAGTGATTTAAATAAGTTAAATACATTATCCAATTACCTTTGTTAAAAATTTATACTGCGGGTCATTACTTAAGAGAAGTTTAAATGCAGCCTTCCAATAGCTTTTATTATAACATTCTCTTAACTTACCTTCCTTTATAAATTCGTGATCGTACCATGTAATACTTTCCGTTCCGTTCGTTCCATTTTCAAATATTTTTTTACTTCCGAAAAGGGCTTCTTCGATGGTTGGCTTATCTAAATATCTCTTAAGAATTATAGTACAATCATGAGCACTTATTTTATTAATCCCTTCTGATATCAAATCTTTAACTCCTTTGAGGGCTCCCTTAAAAATCCTACGAGATATATCCTTTCTAAATTTAAAATCTTGTAATAGTATAGGTTTTCCGTCAGCTTCATATCCTACTACTGTTCCTATCCCTTCAGTAAATATGACTTCTATTACTGCTCCACCATAAGAACGCATAAGGCCAACAGGAAGGAAGGACTTCTTCTCAAAAACGTGCCCCATATATTTCCCTGTACTATCATAAGTATTTATATATCTTCCCTTTAAATCTATTCCTGATATTCGTTTAATAATCCCTTGGATAGTACCTGCATACCCTAAATCCACAAAAATATCATTATTCTTTATACCTATTCTTTTTAAATAAGCTAAAAAGTTCTTTCTTTCAACTCTAACTTTACTATAGAATTCTTCCTGACATTTCATTAAAAGCCTCTCTATAATTAAAGGACGCCTATTATGAAATTCTATATCCGTATCTAAGTCTATTCCAAATTCTCTGTAAATATCTGAAAAATCACGGTCTTCACTTATATTATATAATTTTAAGAAATCCCGTAAGCTCTTAGCTCTTTGGATTTTAAAGAAATGCAACGAAGGACTATTTAATTGATGAGTTATACTAAGGTGTGTAATTACATCTGATAATAAGCACGATTTTCTGCTAAATCTACAGTATTTAATTTTTTTCTTAGTTTTAAGTATCCATCTTGCTACTATATACATAAGAAAGCTATCTCTTGCATTAAAATAAATTGTTTGCTTGTCAGTAGCTTCGTCTAAAACTGACTGCGTAAAGGCAAGGATAAGCGGAGCAAACATATACCCAATTTTTTCTTCTGTAGAAGCTTCTCTTAATTCATTATCTACTAAAATCTTTCTGAGCTTAACATTTTGCAAAGGTGGAGTAACAATTTCTTTATTATAAACAGGAGGCCCTATAAACTCTACTTCAGGGATTCCTGCTTTCTTAGCTCCTGCTATGTCCGCATAGTAATTGTCACCAACATGCTTAGAAATTCTTCTATTAAGAGCTTTTTCTACTTTAATAAATAATTTCCCGTCTCCCTTAAGAGCTCTGTACTCACAAGAAACATATACTTGCGGATTTTTATAACCGCACTTTTCAAGCATGCTCTTTATAACTGTGGACGGAAGGTACATATCTGATATAAATATGAAGTCAGCGTCTGTGTTATTATACATATTTAACACATAAGGATTCGCCTTACAGTTATTATATTCTGCTTTTATTTCCTCTTTAGGATTAAAAGGGAAAGCACTCTCTTTATAAATATCTATAAGGTTATAATAAATGTCCTTCCTGCGCATTCTATCTTGAGCCGCCATACGTATCGTTTTAAAGTTATGCCCTACTTGTTCTTCAACTATATTAAAGATATCAGTAGGATTAAGAACTTTCCTAAAGATTGCTGTGTCAAAAACGTCTAAACTTATAAGTGGTCTCAATTTATTTACCCTCTCTTATTTCTTATTATATAATATAATAAGAAAATTGTCAAAAATTCAACCACTCTACAAATTGCTTAATCCCTTTCTTAAAAGGAACTTTAGGACTATACCCTAAAAGCTTTTTAGCTTTAGATAAGTCAGCTGCTGTCCTGTAAACATCTCCTTTTTGCATACCGACTTTGTGCCCTACAGCTTTCTTTCCTACCTCTTCAGCTATAGTACTTATCATTTCATTTAAACTGATAGGACTTCCACTACCTATATTGAAAATTTCATAATTGGAGTTATTATACCTTATAGCAGCTATAATACCTTCTATTACGTCGTCTATATATGTGTAGTCTCTTGAAGAAGTTCCGTCTCCATAAACTTGAATAGGAATTCCATTAACTATAGATTCTGTAAATTTCCTTATTGCTAAATCTTCCCTCTGCCGTGGCCCATACACTGTAAAAAATCTTAAGCACACGGCATTTATATTATACGCTTTTGAATATGTATAAACTAATTGCTCCCCACATAACTTGGAGCAAGCGTACGGAGATATAGGCTTTATGTCATATACATCCTCCGAGAATTTTTCAGCGGGACAATCTCCGTATACTGAAGACGACGAAGCGAAAACAATCTTATTTATGTTGTACTTCCGCATGCACTCTAATACATTAAGAGTCCCCTCTATATTCGTTCTTACATATCTGTTTGGAAACTCAAAGGAATCTCTAACCCCCGCTGCAGCAGCTAAATGTACTATAACATCAGGTGTTTCTAAACCTATTACATTTTCTAAAAAGTCTTTATTACAAATGTCTCCTATATAACAATTGCAGTTATAGGTGTTACATAATAATTTAGCGTCTCCTTTATATAATTTATCAACGACTACAACCTGACACCACTCTTTAAGAAGCCTCTCCACAAGGTGTAACCCTATAAAACCTGCTCCCCCCGTAACTAAAATTTTCATTATTTTTTCCAAATTCCCCTGCTAACTAAAAATTTCCTTATATCTTTAAATTTATGTTCCTTTATGAACAGGATAACTTTTATATCTTCTTTTTCAAATGGATAAAAATTTTCATTTTTAAAAGTTTCCCAATTTATATCTATTTCTACCTCTTGTATTTTTTCTATAAGCTCTTTCCGAATTGACAGTTCTACAATTTTTAACTTATGAATTAAGTTACTACAAAAGTGCGTATAATGTATATTTTTAAATTTTTCGTAATACCCTGACTCTTTCAAAACCTTTAAGGTTTCCCCGAAAGCCTTAAAAACATCAAAAGCTTTTCTACCCTTTATTCCTGTAATAGCCCCTTCCCTTTGAATAGTATAATAATAAACAGGGATAGGGAAATAATTTATATTTGTTGCCTTAGTATATACTTGCGCCCAATGAACAACATCTTGATTATTCAAATTTGGTACAAACTGTATATCTCTAATTACTTCCGTTTTATATAATTTTGTCCATGTTGCTACAGGGATAAACCTATAAACAAAAGGTTCTGCTAAGAACGCATTAAAAGAAGTTTCTCCGTACCTTTCTGCTACATTTGGGAAATGATGACGCTGAGGATTTTTCAAATCTACCCCGCCGCTTAAGAAATCAAAAATTACAACGTCTGAGTTATGACTTTCCGCGTAGTTGTATAATCGTTCTAAAGCAGTCCCCATAGTAAGTAAATCATCTGCGTCTATGAACATAATATACTTACCCTTAGCTTCAGCGACTGCAACATTTCTTGCAACTGATAAACCTTGATTTTCTTGAGTTATGATTTTCATGTTCTCATAAATTTTAGAAAATTCCTTAAGAATTAACGGAGACTTATCAGTGGACCCGTCATCCACACAAATAACCTCTATATCTTTAAAGCTCTGCTTAAAGATAGAGTTTAGGCACTTTATAAGATATTTCTCTACATTATAAACGGGAACTGCTATTGAAATTGCTACCATACTTTTATTATAGAACAATATTTAAATATTGTCAAAAAATAAATCCCTCGAATTCGAGGGATTTATTTAATTCATTTAACTGTCTAACCGTGATTAGATAACATCGTCAATATCTGTTATAGTAATCTTAGCAGCCAATCTTTCAGCAACTACAGCACCTGCAGCAGAAGCGATTAACTGTTTACGATTTACAGCCAAGTTGTCTTGGTCGAAGATATCTCTGATGATAGGAAGAATGAAAGTACCCCAACAATAAGGAGTTAAGAAATCTTTCTTACCTTTGTAGATACCGATGACTTCGCCAGTAGTTACAATTGGATCGAAACCAACGATAACAGGCATACCGTCATACAGACCAGCCAAGAACATACCACCCATAGTTTCTTCGAAATCAGCATTAGCAGCTGTGAATTTCGGAAGAGCTTTGAAGATAGGTAATACGTCAATATTGATAACAATAGCTGACAATTGGTTGTTACCAAGACCAGAAGCTGCAGTGATTAAAGCACCCAATTTACCAAGTACTACAGAAATGAATTGTACGTTGAATAAATCGTTGTTTCCACCACCAATTTTGTTCAAAGAGTGAGTTTTTACTGATTCAGCAGGGATAGCTGCTTTAATTTCAGCAACGATTTTGTTAGCAACTTCTTTGTTGTACAATGCAGCCAAAGCTTCATCTACTTGAGAGTTCCAATCTAAACCAAAGATTGCTTTAGAAAGTGCTTCTTGGTAGATAGAAGTTTCTGTGAATACAGAGAAGTCTTCTGCTTCTAACTGTTTAGATTCAAGAGAAACTTGAACTCTAGCCATGTTAGCTTTTCCGCCTTCAACAGTTTCAACGTCTCTAGCGTAAGTAGCATAAACTTTTCCACCTGATTGAACAGATGCTGTAGCCAATTCAATAGTAACTTCACCAGTTTTGTAGTTAACTGTAGCTTTACCCAAATCACCACCGATTGCGTAAAGAGCAGCAACTTCAGGATTTCCTTCTTGAGCAAAGTCTTTGAAGTAACCTGTCATACCTTCAACGTTGATAACCAAAGAACCAGGTTGGATTGGGAAGTATTCTAATGTAGCAGTTACATCAGTTTCACCTGTAGCCAATGTTCCTAATTCTTCTTTTTCAACAGTTTTAGTACCAACGAAGTCTAAAGGCTGTTTGCTCATTTCTTTAGGAGAACCTAACAAATCGTTTTCTTTAATATTACCTTTAGCATTTTCAGCATTAATTTTTTGGTAATAAACTAAACCACGATTACCTTTAAGGTCGAATTGGTGACACAAATACGGAAGAACTGATTTTTCATACTGATAAGTTGTCAACGCAATTGACGGAACAGGGTAAGGAGCCTGAGCTGTAGTTGCAGGATTTAATGCTTCAGAGATAGCCCAGAAGTTGTTTTCACCTTCAACTGTTCTACCCAAAGATTCATCCAATTTTACAGCTTGCGGGTCTCTTTTGATAGCGTTAGCATAGTCAGCTGAGCTATAGTTGTCAGCAACTAATGAAACTGCTTCCATCAATTCTGAGAATGAGAAACCAGACGCTTTGTTGTAATCTGTGTCTAAAAGTCTTTCAACGATTGGAGCATATTTGTCCAAGTCGCTGTAACGAGTTTGGTGAAGACCTAATTTTTCTCCACCGTTTGATCTAAGTAAAAATTCTTTTTTTACTTGTTCTAAGTTGTTGAATTTTGCCATTTGTGTAAACTCCATTATTTGTCTTGTATTTCACTGTTAACTATTTGTATAATTTAATAAGTTCTATTAAATTCCTTTAATTGAAGACAGGGAGAGGATTTTCGCCTCCCCGCCTAAAATTATAGATTAGGGAATAATGTGAAAGCTTTACGTACTTTCTTTTCTTCCTTAACTTCTTCTGCTGATTCAGAAATTTTTGTGAAAGCAGAATAAGCTTTAGCTATTTTAACTCTTGAAGGAGCTTCAACAGCTTCTTCAGTAATTTCTGTTACTTCTTCAGCGATTTTTTCAGCTGTTTCTTCTAAAGATTCGTGAGCCTTTTTAGCTTCGTCTTCTTTTTTACAAACTTCCACTTCATCATCGCCTGCATGAGCTTTGTCATAATCTTTCTTTTCGTCATGCATTAAGTCTTTAACGTCGCCCATAGCTTCGTTGCCTTTTTTCTCTTCTTCTTTGGCGTCTTTCTTTTCGCCTTTTTCTTCGTCTTCTTTAGCTTTTGCGTCGTCCTTAGAAGCTTCAGCAGCCTCTGCTTTTTCTTTAGCATTGTCTTCTTCTGCTTCGTCTTCTTCGTCTTCTTTTTTGTCTTCAGCTATGATTTTTTCAGCAACTAATTTTGCGTATTCTTCTTTCAAAGTGTCAAAATCAGCTTTCATAGTTGCAGTTTGCTCATAAGCTTCTTGAACTAAAGAAAGTAAAGTAATAAGAGCTTCTTGAATGCTTGGTTCCTCTTCTTCTTCAGAAGATTCTTCAGATTCATTGGCTTTAGCTTCTACTTCAGTGTCTTCAGCTTCGTCTTTACAAGTGCATTTGCCTTCTTCACAAGTGCATTCTTCAGCAACTGCGTTGTAACCACCTTCGTTAGCTTTAGGATCAGTAGGAGCTTTCTTTTCGTCTTCAGCTTCAGCTTCAGGCTCTTCATGTTTGATAGGGCAAGCTGCTTCTTCGACTCTTTCTTCTTCTTGCATTTCTTCTTCTCCTTCTAGTACTACATCTTCGTCAGCTAACTTTTCAGTAACTGATTTGATAACTTCCTTATCTAAACCAGCTAAATCAAGTAGTTCGCCAACTTTTTTCATTAAATCGTTTTTCATGTGAATTTCCTCTTCTTATTATTTGTATAATTTAAAGCGAATATTTATGTGTATTTACATATCTAATAATTTAATAAGTTATATTAATTAATGTAAATTACTTGTTATCATTGAATTTTTTCTTAAACAACTCTTCAAAGTGTTCCTTCTTTTTCATTATTTCTTCGGCTTTTTTAACCTTTTCCATATCCATAGGTTTACCATCCTCTAAATCTTTATTTATATCATCTAAAGAAGTATTCATATCATGGTCATACCTATCTTTTACTTTTAAAGCATTAGCTTTATTTGCTCCTGCCATTTCCATTACCTCCACAAAACAAGATTCCGAGATATTTGTGTTAAGTAAAAGAAGAACTAAATCAGACAAAGCTTCATGTACTTTAGCGTCGCCTAATCTTTTTTCTAAATCAGATATTCTTTTATCTAAATCTTGAGCTTCTTTTGCGTCATACCCCGGTTTTGATACCATTGATGTCTTTTGATCCTTTAAAATCTGAAGAACTCTCTCTTGGTCTTTACGTCTTGCTTCAGCTTCCCTTCTCATTTTTGCTTCGTATCTTTCAGCTTCAGTTTTTTTAGGTTTTGCTTCTGCTTTTACTTCAGGTTGTTTAGCTTCAGCTTTAACTTCCTCTTTCTTAGCTTCTGCTTTTACTTCAGGTTGTTTAACTTCTTCTTTCTTATCCTCTACTTTTGAAGTTTCCGCTTTAGCCTTAGTATCTACTGCTTTCATAACTTTCTTTTTAGCATTTTTTACTATATCTTTAGCAGTATTATCCGTAGCTTTAACAGCTCCTTTTTTAACTGCCTTTGTTGCGTCTTCACCCTTAACTTCAGCTTTAACTTCAGGTTGTTTAGTTTCAGCTTTGACCTCAGGTTGTTTAGTTTCAGCTTTCGGAGCTTCAACTTTAGCAGTCTTAGTAGTTTTAGTAGCTTTTGTTTTCTTAGGAGCTTCAGCTTTGACTTCAGGTTGTGTAGTTTCAGCTTTTGGAGCTTCTTGTTTTACTTTAGTAGCTTTTGTTTTCTTCGGAGCTTCAGTTTTAACTTCAGGTTGTGTAGTTTCAGCTTTTGGAGCTTCCGTTTTTTCTGTAGTTTGCTTTCTTAATGTTTCTGCTCCTATGTTATCTTTATTTGCTTTAGCTCCAATTAAACGAGATAATCCAACATAATTAGAGCTATCGTCTGCTCCGCTTGCCCATTTTTTAACTTTACCTACAGCAGATTTTAACTTACCCATAGCACCCTCAGCTTTAGGAGCTTCTGCTTTCGGTTCAGTAACATTGGAAGTTCTTGCTGCTACTTGAGCTCTTCCTTTATCTAATCTTTGCTGTGCTTTATCTTGTCTATTTAATTGTGATAAACCAATAACTCCACTCTTTACACTATCATTAGCTCTTTTAACAGCTTGCTCTCTTGATTTTAACCCTGCTTCGGTTTTTCTTTTAATCCATTCATTAGAAACTTCATTTATAAATTCTTCACTCAAAGAAGCAAAAGTTTCATCTATAATATTATATATAAGAGCTTCTGAAGCTGTAGAAAATACTAAAGTATCTATAAGTTCTAAATAAGTTTCTACCAAAGGTTCTACTTCATAAGCTTCCTGAACAGGGTAATCTATTTTATTTATAATATCGGTTTTTGTATCCTCAGAAATTTCTACTGAATAAAGTATATTAAAAAGGGAAGCGTAATTCATTATTCCTGTACTCCTTTTGCCTTAGCTATAGTATCTATAATCTGTTCGAAAGCTTCTTCTGAAATATTCGTTGAAGCCATTAGAGAAACAAATTCTGCAAGGGCTTCATTTGCTTTTTCTTTCTTCGGAGGAACTATAGGTTGCTCTTGCATATGCTCAGGTTCAGCAGGTTTTTCTGCCATAACCTTTTCTTCAGGTTTTTCTTTTGACTCCTCTACAGGTTCTTCATAAACATCGTCTACTACTTTTTCAACTATCTTAGCGAGTTTATCTATCTGACCTTTAAGTTCTTCAACTTGTTTTTCAGTAACTACGGTTACAGGTTCAAATTCAGAAACTGAAATAGGTTCAAATTTAGAAACTGAAACACCTTCCTCTTTTGATTCATGAACAACTTCCTTTTTGTCTTCCGAAACTCCCTCATAAACAGGGCGTGCCTGTAAAAACCCAGGAGACTTAACTACGTCAAATCCCTCAAAATAGAAAGAATCTTTATCAACGTGTTTCAACATATCCCCAGGAACTGAAATTAATTTACCTGCACCTCTACTTGAAACATAAAGGTTTGCCCCACCTTTGTACATAGCTTCAAGAATTCTACCCGCAGGAGTATCTAATATTTCAAGTTCTCCATATAAGAAAGGTTTTCCATTTTTATCTTCATGAACTTCTAATTTCGTAACTAAGTGAGAAACTCTACCTTCTCTAATATCTTCGTCTGTTACTTTTCTATCAAAGTGCCCCAAAGTACCCATCATAGAACGAGACTTTAATCTTTCCTGAACTTCAGGTTTTAATAGTTGAACATTCCAGTGGTCATTCTCATAAATTCTTGAATTTCGTGATTGTACACCAATAGGTTGGAAGTTACCACAACATTTACCTAATATTTTATAAGGACTTTTTTCTGCTTCAGCTTCAGATATTTCATAGTCTTCAACTTCTGTGTATGTTAATGGTTCTGCAGAAAAACTCTCTTCGATAAAATCATAACCTTCTTCTAAAAAACTTTTTACTTGATTCTCCATTATAAAAGCCTTTCTTAATTTAAACTATTTAATCTGAAAATATAATTTAATAGTAATAATTTACTGAAGTTAATTTAACGTAATATTGCTTATTTTATTAAACTATAGATGTCGGCTTTCTACATTAAATTTTATTTCATAGTAAGGATAAGACATGACAAACACTAATAAAAGATATATAGATATAGACACAGATACGAGAGTGGGCTTTAATTATATAAAGCAACAATTCTATGTAACTAATAAAGAATACACCACCTACAGGAATACGGTAGCAGATATTCAAGAAGTTTTAGCTGCTTTGGAAATAACTACCATTACAGACGAAGAACTTCAAGAACTAAAAGACTATACGGAAGATTTATATAAAGTCTATTTTACTATTCAAGATACAGGAGCATACATTCATACTCTTCAATTCAATGACTTCGACGAGTACCCTCTAACAATAGACTGCGAAAAGAAAAAGTTGTATATTATGAACTCCACTATAATATATGACCTTACTTTGAATGAATCCCCTCGAAACGTTCGTATACCTCGTATCCTTTCCTTTTATAAAAACACCTTAGGACTTTTAATTTCCACTATGGATATGAGATATTTTTATTCGTTATTATTGTCTTACTATTATCCAACGTGTTATAATCAAGTAATTTTGAATACAGACACAGAAGAGTACTTCTACAATAATAAATTTATTTTATCTAATTATAGTAGTACTTCAAATGCTACATATATATGCACGTATGACCCTAAAAATACAGCAGATTTAGCACAAATAGGTTATGTAACGTCAACAAGTACTACAGATAACACTATTACTCTTTCTGAAAATATAACTCCGGACGACTTACAAGGTTACAATAAAGTTATACTTTCAGGAGCCAACACATACATGGAAGATACTGACACAGAGTACTCCGCAGACGGAGAGTACACAGTAACTGATATAGGTGACAATATTCTTAAAGTGAACGAGACCATGCCTTATGCTTATTCCTTCCCATATAAGGAATGCTATGTTTTGGCAGCTCAATATTCTATATCTAAAATGGAAAGAGATACTCGTCAAATAACTTTGACAAGCTCTCCTACAGATATATTAGTTGGAGACCTTATTTTAGTATCAGGAGCTACAGTAACAGATACATATGAAACTATATCTTGTAATGGAACTTATACAGTAGAAGCCATATCAGGAAGTGTTATAACCGTGGAAGAAGAAATTCCTACAAATTTCACAGGTACTGCCGCTCTAATAAAAGAAGTATTTGTAGGAAATATAGAAGACATTACAAGTAATGTTATTACTCTTACTGAAGACACAGATTTAACTCTAACAGGAGCCACAATTACTGTTCATACTATAGAAAACGGAGAAACAATTATAACTAACTTCCCTGTTGCAGCACAATCTACCAATACTATAACTGTAACAGGAGAAATTGCTGACTATAATTATACTAATACTTGTCCTAAGTTATATCTTCCGATTCCTGATTCTTCTGCTAATGCAGAAGTTCTCATAGACGTAACTACAGTGTCAGATAATGCTAAAGATATATTCCCTATGGGAGAATTTATGGTTGACAACTTTAATCAATGTAAAGATTACATAGGAATATTAGCAGGACTTGTTAAACCTACTGAAACCACTAAAGAAAACTTGTACAAAAAATTACCTAAATACATGTATTTTGATAGAATACCTGACCTAACTACTGCTAATACGTCTGACTATATAACTTGTAACATAGGTAAAGAAGAAGGCGACCCTTCAGGTAAAATGCAATTTATTTCTGTTTACTCTCAAAAGTACTCTGAAGAATAGTATTACAATTTTAAAATAACCTTGTACTTGCTCATAATATTTGTTATACTATAAGTATAATAAAAAGGAGCTAACAAAATGGAATGGTACGGAAACTTAAATAACAGACTTATGGAAGGACCCCAAGACATTATACCTACTGTAGGAATGGGTTGCACTCAATTAAGTTGGTCTGATAGAGACCCTTATACTGTAGTAGAAATTATTTCTAAAAATAAAATTAAAGTGCAAGCAGATCAAGCTAAGAATATAGGAAATCACTTTTATGATCAGGAGTGGGAAATTACAAGGGACCCTGAAGGTACTATAAAAACTCTTATAAATACTAAAAAAGGTTGGAAAGTACTTAAAGGTTCTACAAGATTTATCTTAGGTGTTAGAGAAAAGTACTATGATTATGAATTTTAAGGTATGAGTATGTTTATAAAAAATAATAAGTTCTATTTTGAAAATGAAGAAGAACAAAAAGAATTTCTCAAAGAATTAGAAATTCTTTGGAATAATCTTATGGAAAGGATAATAAAATGGCAGGACAACTTACAGCAACAGAACTATGGTGCAGATTAACGAATGCTCTTATAGCAAAATATAAAACTATGTCTGAAGAAAACCCTAATAAAGCAGTAGTTGAACTCCTAAGGATAGAGGGGTCCTTAATTGCGGGCGGATTCTTAACAAGAGAAGAATTAGAAAAGAAATAAAACCTAAGACATATCCATACCTAAATCTCTACCTATTTCTTTAGAGATTTTAGCTTTAGTGTCTGCAACAATATTATGAGCTCCTTTAGCGGGGTTTATATCATCTCTTACTTCTTTATTTATCTTTTTACGAACTTGCACAGGAACAGTATCATTCATTACTTTTGCTGAAAGTTCGTCTATTTTATTAGCAACGTCAGACTTAAGCTTAACCTTTTTTATCTTAAGCTTCCCATTCTTTATTTTAAACTCTGCTTTGGAGATTGCTCCTTGTATGTTGTCTTGCATTTACTTCTTACACTCTTTAACTTTTTTCTCTTTCTTAGGAGCTGTTATGCTACTTATAGCTTTCTGAAAAGTTTTCTTTATAGGAGACCCTAAAGCTGTATCTATATCATTCAATAAATCAGGTCTATCAAAAAGCTCTAAAATCTTAAGAGTTTCTTCCAAAGCTTCATTTGCTACCTTTTTAGCATGCTCGTATCTTTTTTCTGCTCTTTCCAAATCTTTCATGTCTCCGTCAGGAACATTCTCAGAACCGTCTATATCTGCAGCGTCCAAAACATTAGCATATTTAGAAAGGTATTCTCTTTTTCTATCGTCAAGAACTTTCTTAGCTGCTTTCTTTTTATCTGCTTCAGTATATTCCAAAAGAGCACTTATAGCTTCTTCTAAGGCTTCATAAAATTTGCCTTGTCTTTCTAAGTCTCTTTTTATTTTAGATTTCTTCCAATTATCAGGAGTTACTAAATAAGAAGCGTCTGTATCTTTATTATAAACAATGTATTGTCCTACATGATTTTTATTAAAAGGGCCGGGAAGAGATTTCCCTGAAGCTACTCGATAATTTTTATCTGTTATCTTAACTACAGGATTCTTTGAATTGGCATGGTGGTCAGCTTCTTCTATGAGAGCTTCATTTCTTGATTTTACAGGATCTGCCATTACTAATTGGTCCGTCTTCTCCATTCTATTTCTTAACTTATCAAATTTTTCAGGATCTGTATTTTGAAGATAAGCGTCATTTCTCTTTATTTCTGAATTCTTAGCAGCCTTAATTGTTTTATTAGCAGATTTACCTTTAGCTTTAATTCTAAGAACATCAGAAGCATGGTCAGCCTTTTGCTCTGCTTTTTTAGCAACTATATCATTATGCCAAGCTCTTTTATATAAAGCGTCCTCTTCTTCAGGATGTTTTCTTGAGCCTTCTTCATAGTCATCCCAAGATTGCTCTGCTGCTTTAGATGTGTTATCAGCGTCTTCTTTTCTTTTATCTATAGAGTTAGCTGCTGCTTCTTTCCATTTCTTTAAAGAAACTTCATTTATTATAGCTTCAGCAAGTTCAAGAGCTTCACAAGCACCTTTTCTTTCATTTCTTCTTATAGATTTTGCTACAGCTTTATCTCCTAATCTTTCTTTTTTAGCTCTTTTATCTAATTCATCGGAATATTCTTGGGTATTCTTTGCAGGAGACATTTTATCCTCTATTTTCTTATCTAATTCAAGAGCTTTATTCAAATTAATTTCACCCGCTTTAACTTTCTTATCTATTTGATTTCTTAAATTTTCAAGTACTTCCATAGCTTCCCCTACAAATTCAGGATGTCTTTTTGCATAAGCTTCATACCTATCCATTCTTTTATCTATTATAGCATTTCTTTCGTCGTACTTTTTCTTGAAGTCCTTATAAGCTTTAGCTCTCTCGTCTCTGTCTTTTATTTTAAGAATATTATTAAAATTAACTCTATCTTTTTCGTCAGCTTCTATGTCTTGGTCAATTCTTTTATTTAAAGCATTATTAACCGTAGCTGCATTAAGCTCATTTATATATTCTTCTACTAATTCTATTACTTCATTAAAACATTTTTCTGAAATACTCATTATTCTTAACCTCTATGCTTCTTTACTTCTATCAATAAAACCCTGTTCCTTAAGCTTGTGCTTGCCTTCGGAGTTCTTCTCAGGTCTTCTTTCAGGTTTACCCATTAAATTACGAGCTTGGTTTTCTTTTTTCTGTTTATCAACCCATTCATTCTGAACTTTAGCCAAATCAGAATAATCTTTATCTGTACGTTCATCATAAGGTTTTTCTTTGAACTTGTCTATAGCACCTTGTAATTTATCTACAGCTTCTTCATTATCCTTATCTCTTTTATCTACCACTTTCTTAGCAGCTTGTTTTAACTTTGTAGCAGATTTATTACTATCAGGTAAATTTTTAGCTAACTGTTCAGCTCTATCAGCTCTCTGCTCAGCTTTATCCCAAGCATTACCTAATTTATGACCGGGGTCATTAACTTCACCTCTGAAAGGATAAACTACTTCTCCAAATCTATCAGAAGCGTCACTTGCTGCTTCTTTTCTTCCTTCGATAGAATTCTTAGCAGCTTCTTTCCACTTTTTTACAGAAACTTCATTTATTATTTCTTCTGTAAGGGAAAGGGCTTCTTTAAGATCAGCTTTACCCTCTTTATAAGCTTTTAATGCTTGAAAGACAGGAAAAGATTTATCATTTTTTGCTTTTCTTTTTATAGAAGCTTCAATTTTTTTGTTATCGTCTTTTCCCCAACCGTCTGAAAGAACATTACGTTCATAATCCATATGACGATGTTTAGTTCTCAGCTCACCTTTTTCACCTTTAGACTTATGAAAGTAGGAAGAGTCAGAAGGAACTTCGTGAGCCTTATCCATTAACTTCTGTAAGTCGTCTAAAGGAACTTTACCCTTATTATATCCTCTTACAACAACGTCTTCTAAATTTCTACCTTCACCAATTAATTCTTCAAGAACTTTCATAGCTTCCTCTAAAGCTTCTGATTCTGTCCATCCTCTAACTCTATCATGGAAAGAGTGCTTTCTGTTCTTTAGTTTCTTAGTTAAAGGTTCTACCTCGTCAGCTATGTTTTGCTCATTTCTACCTTTATTTCTAAGCATTTCTTGATATTTGTCATTGAAATACGCTGCTACAGAATTAGGAGAACCATCAGGAGCCTTAGCAGGTTGCTGTGAGTAAATATGGTCGTAGTCTGCTGCCGCTGCTCTATGAAATTTAGCTTCGTCTCCTTCTTGTTTCGCATAGTCCTGAATAGCTTTCTTATATTTCTTAGTGATATTATTAGTTTTTAATTCCCACTTTTCTTTTTTATCTCTATTTTCTTTATTTCTTTCTAAAAGGAGTTCTTCCATTAGTTCTATAGCTTCTTCCAAAGCTTCAGAATTCATTCTTTTAAACTTTTCCGTTGCTACAGCTTTTCTTGTTATATTTGCTTGACTCTTTAAAGGTTTATACAGTACCTTATCAAAATGACGATCAATGGACTTCTGAGTTGCTTTTTTACCTTCAGGATCGTTTTTCCTATCTAAATTAGCGTACTCTTGGTCTACAACATCTCTTCTACTATCAGTTTTAGCATTACCCTTAGCATTTTTAGTGTACGCCCCTATAGCTTTATCAATGCTATTTTCCCCATTAATGGGTTTTCTTGAATCCATATCATGATAAGACCTTAACCTATTATTTTGAGCTTTTATTTTTAATAATGACTTCTTTCTTGAGCCTTCAGGATATTTCTTATCTATCATAGTATAGATATCTTCAAGAACTTCCATAGCTTCTTTTAAAGGAGCTTTTCCATTTCTTCTTGCCATTATTTGACCATAATAGTCTGCTACTTTATAGTTCTTTTTTGCGGGATGAGCGTCTTTCAAATCAGGTCTATCTTTATCTAATTCTCTTTCTGCTGCTTGAAGAGCTTCTTTTTCTTTAATTTCATTTGCTTTTTGTGTCAATTCAGCAGATTTATTAGCAGGTTCACGCCCTACTTGCCAGGGGCTTCTCCCGCTATAATACTCAGGTTTTCCATGTTTCTTCTCTATAGCAGACCTTATATCTTCCATCAATTCCATAGCTTCTTTCAAAGAATTCTTTTTTTCATGACGAGCTATTGAATCCTTTATTCTTTGCTTATCAGATTTAGGTTCTTCATAATGGGGATACCCTTTTGAGTCTCCTATATGATATGGAATAGGCTCGTCTGTATCAACTCTATCATACCCCTTATCTTCACGATAAGTTTCCCCATATCTTCTAGCTTCTGTTTTTTCAGCTCCTATCTCATTCTTGGTCTTTCTACGAGGATTTCCCATTTGTTGCCAATCCTTCATCTTTACGTCTTGAGCTTTTCGTCTTAAACTGCCTAATTTTTCTAATTTTTCTTGGTCTTTTTTTGAATTAAAAGCTGCTGAAACCATTTCTGCGTCTTCTTTACCAAGTTTTTTGAACTTATTCTTGAGCTCTGAGTTGTTAGAAAGTTTTCTTAAAGCATTTGCTCTTCCTTTTTTAAGGATAGGCTGTTCTTGTTTTTGAATGTAAGAAATAGTATCTTCCATCAATTCCATAGCTTCTTTTAAAGGAGCTTTTTTCTGTCTTACAATCTGCAACAAATCTTCCAAAGTAGCGGTACCTTGTATCATATTATTTATTGTATCAAGAATTTTTTGTCTGTATTGTTCTCTTTTGTTTCCGTCATAAGGAAATAATTCATCCTCTACAGAAACAACCTCTACTTTACCGTCTTTTGTTTTTCTGTCCCTTTTAATTTTATTCTGAGAAGGAGGAACATCTACTGCAGGATTTCCCAAACCGTCTCCGTCTACTTCAAATAAATTACTGAATTTGTTACTTAATTCCTGTATTTCTTCTAATATGTCTGACATTATAAAAGCCTTTCCTTATTAAATAATATTATCTAAGGTTATAATTTAATCAGGAAGAAAAAGAAAAGAAAAAGCACCTGTGGGGAGGTGCTTTCTTTACTTATTTTAATCTCTTATCTCTATTAAATTGATTTTTATTATCCCTTACAGAAATTCTTTCAGCATTTTTAAGTTCTTGTTTTTGCTGTTTTAACTTATCTTTAAGTTCTTTTATTTCTTCAGCAGAAAAGAACTTATTCTTCTTATTTCTATCAATCATTGTTTTAGTCGTGTCATACGCATTACGAGCGTTATTATATCTCTTGTGGGATTCTTCTGAAGCTGCATGGGCTCTTTCGTCAGAAGTTTCACTTATATATTCTTCCACTAATCCCATTATCCCGTCAAAACATTCTTCAGAGACGTTCAGATTTTCTAAACTTTCAAAAATATCCATTATTATAAACTCCTTAATTATTGAAACGTATTTCTAATTACTTCTTCCTCTTTAGTATCCGCAGTTTCTTGAGGTTCTTTTACAACTTGCTCTACTTCTTGCTTTTGCTGAGGTTCAGCTTCTTGCTTTTCACCTTTTTGTGGTTTTTCAGCAGGTTGTTCTCCACCTTTTTCTGCTCCTTGAGCCTCGTCCCCTGTATTTGGTTCCATATCAGGGCCATACTGAGATCGCATTTCTTCAGGTGTCATCTTCTCAAAAATATCACGCAAGAATGGATTTTTCTCCATTTCTGTATACCAGTATTGTAAGAAGTTATCACCTTTAACTTTTGCAGGAATATTTGGTGAAGACGCTATACTATCTATGACGTTCACCATATTACTCATATTTTCAGCTTTAAGCATTAACCGTTCTTCTTCAAGCTTATTATTAATATTTGTTGAAGACTTAAATAGTACTTCAATCTTATCTTTATCTACAGTTTGAGTAAGTACTCCTTCTGCATTTGTATATCTTGTAGTTAAATGCTTATAGATAAAATCCACTACACCCTTAGCAAGAGATTGTTGTATCATACTTAACATTTTTGAATATCTTGGATTTGTGGATATGTGGTCGTCCTTATTTTCTTTTGATCCATTTGCTAGAGCTATATAATCCTCAGGAATACCTATAGCTAATGCTATACTTCTTCTTAAGTCATCAAGAACTTCAGGAAGATTGCTGTTTGGGAAATCTATAGCTACTTGTCTTAATGAGTTAACACCTTCTTCAACTGAATAAGGTATCATTAAAATATTAAACATAGACTGCATGATACTTGCTGTATCGCATGTATCTAAGTTACCAATAATATTATTTTTATTCTCGTTAAGAGTTAAACCCCACTCTTGAAGTTGACCTATAATATCAGATATATTATTTTCAGCAGAAACACCAACACCCATTACAATAGGTTGTGTTGCTTTAATCATCTCAAGAGCTGCCTGTAATTTTTGAAGTTGGTCGTATTGAATTATCATGTCAATTACAGGAGTTAAAATAGGATAGGCACACCTAATTTTTTCAGGAATGTGATATTTCTTATTGAAATTTTGACTTATGGAAAGAGGGATTTTCTTATAGCCAAGAAGAAAATGGGAGATGTCATTAGCTTTTATAAATTCTTTCCCTCTTATAGCTCCTTTTGGGGTTATTTCAAATCTTATAGCCCCTATTAAATTTGTATTTTTATAAATACCTATATGTTCTCTTGTAGAAAGGTTATCAGAAACATATTCTATACCGTAGCCATTTCTTGCAGGAGTTGAAAGAAAAAGTTCGCAGTAATCTAAACCTTCATTCATTACACAATCTTTAAGGATATCTATAAAGGAAGTTCTCTTTAAGAGTTTCTTAATGTCTTCCGTAAATTTCTGTGTTTTTTCTTTGTCTTCAGAATCTGTGTATTGAATAAAAATATCATACTTTGAGCATAAATCATTAAAACCGTCAGAAGCTATGCAAGACTTAATTGCGTGGGATATCCAAAATCCTGAGATACGGTCAATCTGAGAAAGGAGGTAGTTTCTTTGCTGTAAAGTGTATTCAGCTTGTTTAGCAACCTGTCCTCTTATAGAGTTATTCATACCATAGGAAGTATAATCTCCTATAGGAGTATCCACTGCATACATCCCTTTTAAGGCCTTTATAGCTGCAGCTGAAGCCCCACCTTGAGAAGTAGATTGGCTATAATATCCACAACAGCTTTCGTTTATAAATTTTCCTAAGTTATCTAAAAAATCGCTCATTTTAAATTTTTTCCTGTTCTATAATTTAATTTAATATTTACCTACCATATCTAAATCCAATGTCACTTCTTCTGAAAGGGGACCTATTATTTATCTTAGAGGCAAGTCCTCGCATATTTCTCGGAGACATTTGTGAAGAGGTCTTTGTAAATAACTTTCCGGACTGTGTAATAAGTTCGGAGATAGCTTCATTATTCTTTTTATAAAATCTGTCCTGTGAACAACTCCATAGAGCTCCGGCCAACGCGTCTGACATATCATCTGTATATCCTTTACCTTTCTCAATTTTCTTTTGTGACTCTCTTAGTCCCCTGAGCTCTCTCATAAGTGCAGGATTTCTATATCCTTCAAGACATCCTGAAAGTATTGTATTCTTTAAGTTCAAATAAGGTTCTTTTGATTTTTCAACCGAAAGGTACTCTGTTTTAACCCCTCTCTTAGCTATCATCTGACGAGCAATTTCCCCTTGGTGATTATCAGTTGTAACAAGCTTTAAAGGATAACCTTTTTCCTTCAAAGAATAAACAAACTCTAATATTTTAAGTATATCTACAGCCTCGTTGTTTGCAGATTCTATACCTAAACAAAAATCTACAAAGTACATTCTTCTATAAATTTCATGGCCTTCGTCACTTGTGAATTTTACTCTATCAGAGTAAACTGAAGCCATACCAAATCTGTCACACCTATAAGCCATATCTAAGTGAATGTATCTAAAACAATCAGGTCTATCAGGATTTCTAAAGTAGTCTTTCCTATTCTCATACATAAAGTCATCTAAAGACCTAAAACTTTCTATAGAAATTTTTGGAGTATCCGTAGTAAATATATCCTGCTCCTTACTAAATACCTTTTCAAAAGAAGCTACAGTATTGAAAAGAGCTGTACTTGGCATTGTACGTCTTCCTGCGATATTTTGAATTGCTAAATAAGGGTCGGACCTAAATTGAGAATAATAATCAGCCTTAGCAGGAATTTGAATTACTCTATCCATTTCTTCAGGTTTTAATTCTATAGTTTCGTCTACAATACACGGGTCCTTTGTATCAGAACCTAAAAAGAATTCAAAAGTTTCGTCCATGTCTTCCTCACGAGCTTCCCATCTTGCTATATTATCTCTTATGAGAACCCCAGGAATTCCGTTGTTTTGAGTATCTGTAATGATTTCTGACAAAACGTCACCCTCGTCTGTAGGGGATGAAGTAAACATTAGCATACCTGTACGCTTTGGAGCCTTAGAAAATGAAGACTCACGTCTGTCTCGCATTTCTTGATATAATCTCAATCTATTTTCTATCAAATTCTCTGCGGCAACATTAGAAGGTTTAGCATTTGCTTCGTCCAAGCAAGCTGCAAAAAGGTTTGTACCAATTATGGTACTTATTGAAGAACCTGCTTTGAATAAAATGTCGTCTGTTATTTTTACACCGTCTTTATCAAGCTTGGAAAAAGAGAGCTTTTCCTTAGCTACATCATTAAAGTAAGGAGATTGTGTTAGGCACTTATAAATTTCCCCACCTATCTGAGAAACTGCTGTTGAATTATCCTTTGACAGAAACGCAAATACTATATTTGAAACTGAATAAGTCTTTATAGGGTTTATCATACAAGTTAACAAATATAGCTCATACATCATTATAAGTGCCGTACAGTACGTTTTCCCGCTTCGCGTTCCGCACGAGAGTATTACCTCATCATATTTCTTACAAAAAGGGGCAGGGTAAACCTCCTGAGCTAAGTCCTTCCATATTTTAAAAATTGTGTCATACACAGAACCTAAAAAATAAGGGTCTTCAATAAAAGTCTTGATATCCACAGGGTTTGTCTTATAAATTTCCTTACCAACAGCTTCATATATGACTTCGGACTTCTCTTGTTCTGTAAGTTTTTCAAACTCATTCAAAAAGTAGGTGATATTGCTATCAGACATCATCTTCTTTTCTCTTAAGTAACTTCTTAATAATTGTTCTTCAGCTTCTCTTAACATAATTAATCCGTATTATTCAGCATATTCAGCAAGCCTGTAATTCGCTTCCTATCAGAAACCTCAATAATTCTTTCTTTTCTTGTAGAACCTACGAGCATTTCTCTCGCAAATTCCGACTTCTGAATAAACGCGTAAGCTTTAAATATACAATCTACATGAAATTCTCTTTCCCTTATTTTAACCTTTAAGTAATCAATAAGGTCTTTTATGCTCATTAAGTGAATACTATCATTTAACTCTTGGGTAAGCATATTAACGCAAGCTCTACACTCATTGTCGTCGTTAATATGACTTTGTGTGAGCCCTAAAAGGTTGTTCATTGTTACAACGTCAGACGTTACAACATTTCCAACTACTAAAGAATTTTCTGTTCCTGTATCTACAACCTCTGCTTTTACTGCAGGTTTTTCCTTTTTAGGTTCAGGAGTTAAATCAGGACTGAAATCAAAACTCAAACCAATCTTCCTCTTTCTCTTCTTGTACCTTAGGAGTTTTTCCTAAACTATCTATTTTCTTATCTACTGCCTTTAATTCTCTGCTTATCTTTTTCAAAGAATTTTTATCTTTTGCAGAAAGCTCTCTACTTGATAGTATCTCCAAAATCTCAACCACAGAATGAGAGTTTTCCTCTAAAGCGTTCATATGAACTCCAAGAAGTTGCTCAAACCCTTTGTTTGCAGCACTCCTTTTCTCTTTGCTCCAACTCATCTTGACCTTCATTTACCTTTCTTAACATATCCTTTATTGTAAGGTTATTTATTTGGTTCATATCCATGTCTCCACAGAATTTTTCCATATAATAACCCATTTTAGAAGTTTTATAAAATCTATCTTCTCCGATTGTTATGTATTCAACTCTGTCAAGATTATTTACTAAACTTTTATGAGTAGGAGCCACGCAAACATCTTGCTTCGTATAACCTTTTGCAAAAGGAAGAGCCTCTAATTGGTCAATTGTTAAACAACCGTCCCCATCAGAAAAGCTCTCTTCTACAAACCATCTGAATAAATCCAACATATTATCCTCTTTTGCTGTAAGAGTTTCCTTTTCTCCCTCTCCTGTTAAATAAGGAAGAATTTTACTCACGGACCTTCTTAACATAGAGGCCTTACGAACACCCATTTTTATCATAGGGCTGCAAATTTCCATGAATGTCCAAAAATACTGCTTTGAAATTTTAAATAATTTCAATAAATTTGTGAAACTCATAGAGTACTCATAACTCAAAGCAAATATCATGAGCAAGTCTCTATCTATGTCTTTCATCTTTATCCCAACCACTCGAAATACTCTCTTTCTTTCTTTAATTGCTTTACTTTTACTCTTATATCTTCTACTTCTGATTGCGAAATATTATCAAGGATAGAATTCCCAAAAAGATCATGATCAAGAATTGCTTCCATATCCTCAGGAGCTTTACAGCTACTTCTATATTCCTCTAATTTCACATTATACATATTTGTACAATCCAAAGAAACCATGCCTTTTGGATTGTACTTATGATTTCTTACCTGTTTTTGAATTACGAGCTGACCCCAACCACGAATTTGCCATCTAACATAAGTTGCTAAAGTACCTTTAGAAGGACTATACTCGTGCACTATTTTATGCAAAACATGAGTGTAACAAGCGTCACATTCGTCTCTTGTAAAGTTATTTTGACGAACCCCATTAATGTAGTAACCTCTACGAATGAGGTCCGTCATTAACCTCCATTTAATAAATTTTGTTAGCTCTTGATAAAATTCTTCGGAAGTTATCTTCCCTTCATTATAAAGCTCTTGTAATCTTGTCTTTTTATTTTTCCTACGAATTTTTTGAGTAGGTTTGAGAGTCATACTACTGCTGTAGAAACTCTCTTTTTTCTCTTCTTCTTTCTTTTTTACCATTTAGATTCCCAACGTTCTTATTTTAACTGCAGTTATTAAAGAAAAGTAGGAGTTAAAAACCGGAAAACTCCTACTATGACATACAACCAACAAAACTAATCATTTAAATTGAAAACTTCCTGTGAAAGTTCTTCCTCATTAATGACAGTAGGTTTTTGGCATTGAGGACATTTGTCTAAAACCGCTTCGTACACATAAGAGCATTCAGGACATCTTATGAAATCTACAGTAACTTCTTTTGACATATTCGATTTTCTCCCATTTTATAATTCGTAATATTCGTCGTTTAATAAAATTTAATATTTATTTCTATAGTTCGTCTATTTGGTCTAAAGCTGATTCCATTTCTTCAACCATCTCTTTGAAATCAGGACTCTCTAAAACTTTAAGAATTGTGAAGCCACAAACTCCGCGTAAAGCTGTAACCTGCTTGTAGCTTCTAACTGTTTCGTCGTAGTCTAAAACAAGACTTTCAAGTCTATCTGTTGTTAAGATACCTTTAGTATTATTTTTAATGTAGTCCCCTATTTTACTGATATAACTATTAGGGATAACACCTGCTTGGCATAAAGCTAAGGAAACAACTTCAGGTTCTCTTAAAATATTTTGAGGTTCAGCTTCTGTTCTTTCTTCTACCAAGAAATCTCTTTTATTATCTATAGCGCACTTAATATCTGAGTATTCGCACTCAAAGTCCACTTCTTCTCCTGTTAAGTAATGAATGTGCTCAATAGGAGTAGCAAAAGTTTCATTAGGTAAAGTATAAAGTGCTTTATGAATAACTGCTTTTTTATTTAAGAGAATAGGAAAGTCTATTGCCAAAACTTGATTATCCTTGTTATTCTTTATATCCCCTCTTGAAACAATATAAGAAATGTATCCGTCTTTTTCAAAAGAGCGGTGCTCAAATTTATCTGTAACCTGATCAATTGTTTTAAGTCTCTCATAGCTATCAAGAGCTTCTTTCTCTACCATACGGCAGGCGTTGATAATACGATTGTCTAATTTAACTCTTGCGACCACAATTACTTTATCAAAGTACTTCTTGTGTTCTTTTACAAAAACTTCTCTATTATCTAAGAGTTCTTTTTGTGTTTCAACAGGATTTTCTTTAAAGAACTTTGGAGGAATGTCTACAGCTTTTAAGTAAGAGTTGAAAGCTGTATTTGAAAAATACTCTAAATTTTCATAGTAGTACTTTTTGAAATCTTCAACTTTTACTAATTCAATTAAATAATTCCCTATTGGTAGTCTTTTTAAACTTATTGTTGGTGTAGCTGTTTCCATATGCCTCTCTCTTTCTCTTTATGTGTGCTAAAAGCTGTTTACTCTTTTAATCTTGTAGAATAGCTCTTCCTTAAGTTTTTCTATTTTATCAGGATGACCTAAGTAATCTGAGCAATCCTTAAACAAGGGTTTTCCGTTTTCGTCTTTGGAACCGTCAAGTTCTATACTTACAACCTGAGCTCCTAAACTTCGGAAAGTTCTTTTATCTCTTTTTATACCTTCTTGTCCTGCCTTATCATTATCGTAAGCCAAAACAAATTTATTTGATAAATTTATTAAAACCTGAGCATTGAGCCCCATAGAACTTGTGTTTATTGCTACCGTATAAGGATAAAATTGCTTCAAAAAGATACAATCCTTACTCCCTTCACAAATAACAATAGGAGGACAAGTCTCGTGAGAATCAAAGCTCTTAAATTTTTCATTAAAGCCAAACATTAGAGGTACACGTTTACCGTTATCGGAGAATTCTCTTGAAACGGTAGCGTAATCGCTTTTTGTTACTCCCCGTAGAATAAATCCTACGATAGTTTCTTTTACTGTTGTAACAGGTATCATATAGAAGTACTCGTTATTTACAGTAAAGTGCTTTATTTTTTGAAAGGCCATAGCGTTTTCATAAGTCTTGTCTCTTTTAACAATCCTTATGTCAATCCCGCTTGCCTTAAAAATCTTATAAGTTTGATTTTTTAAAGGTTTGATTTGGGATAGCTTTAACCCTTTGTTATAAAGCTCTATGTAATCTTCTATGTTTACTTTCTCTGCCATACTTTAAGTATAGCATAAAAATAGCTTTATGTAAAATTTGGTTTTATTAAATTATCAAAGTTCAAAATATCGTATCAAAATTTATTAATTATCGTATCATTATGGATCAATTATGGCCGCCTGAACTTGCACGAAACTTGATTTTGCTGTCTTGCCTTATCTTTATGTGCCACAACATATGGTTTTTTCCTTCCGCCATACGAGGTGTCTCTTCAGGACCTACCTTTTCTTTTTCTTTTTTCTGCTTTTTTCTTAAAGAAAGAAAGAGAATAAAAAGGAAAGAAAGTAATTATTAGAAAAATAGTAATAATTACTAAAGAAGTAAATAAAAAAATTGTAAAATAAAATTGTAAAAGTACTGTTGTTACTAAGGTTGGGGGTTTCTGATTACCCAATTTCGTTTCTGCTGTCCTCTACCTGAGTGGTAGTTCTTGCTTCACCGAAAGGTACGTTCGAGGTATCCTCTATAAGACCTTTCTCCACATTTCCTAGGACCTAGGAAATTAATGTTAGTTCCGAGTACCGAGTTACCTTAGAGCCTATTGATTCCACTTTACGCTTTATCATGCTTAAAAGTTCTCGTGTACCCGATTCCCTTAGGTACCTTGAAAGATACCCTTGGTACTTTCTTCTAACATCAAATAAAGATAGCAATTGAAGCTCTTGTGGCTTGGTTCTCGCCACTTCACTTGCTACCTTTCTAAAGTAGTCCTTCTTAATTTCTTTCATTTTTGAAGAAATAATTTGGACACTTTTTCTTGTCTTTACCATATTACGGGATGTTCTAACTACTTTCTTTCCGCGAGAAATCAAGGAGTTAGCTTCCTTTTGTCTTCTCAGTTTCTTTATGAGCTTAGCTCTTTTTTTCTTTTGTGCTCGGTAGTTTTCTGATTCGATAATGTTTGAGAAAGCATTATCTCCTACTGACACATTCCCCTTTTGGTCAACTGACACTTTTAAGGTACCTTGTAGGTTTAATTCTACTTCGGATTTTTCGCAAGCTTCTAAAGAAATCCACCAATTTTTCCCGTCGTAGGAAAAAGAGACATTTTTATAGACTTTACCTTGAGGAATATATCCCTTTTCGTAAAGCTTTATATCCCCTAATTTAGGAATTGAGACGTGATCATAAAAAACTTTTATTTTTGAAGTTGTTGAGAAGCGCATCCCGTCTTTTCTTGCTTTATAGACAGGAAGACGGGTCTCTCTTGTAGAATACCATCTTTGAAAATAGTGGTTAGAGCTGTTAATAGCTCTTTTTGATACCCCACAATCAACTTGAGAGATATAAGGATAGGATTGTTTCTCTCCCTTTTTCATTACCTCATGAAGGAGAGTTGCACTTATAAGGTGGTCTTTAGGGTCTTTATTAAAAGTTGCCTTATAAAATTGCAGGTCAATTCCTACATTAAAAATCTTACGATAGGTACCGGCCATCCTTTTAAGGATTTCATGTACCCTCTTTGATTTAACATTTAATTTTGTTCTGTAGGATTTACCCACCGTTATGTCCTTTTATAATCTGCTGTCTAAAAGAGAATTTAATTCTCTGAATTAAAATGTAAAAATTACACTTGTAAAACAGAATTTAATAAAATTTTTCTCTCTCAGAATTATTTTAACACAGGAAATATTTTCTGTCAAATTTTAAAGGAATTAAGATAACAGGAATTCTCTATCTCCTTTCTTTCTTATTAAGGAATACTTATTCTTTATTCTTTATATCTTTATTCTTTATATCTATAGATATATAAAAGATTCTTCTCTAGAAGAGAAAGAAAAATATATAAATATAAGAGAAATATCCTATTAAAGAAAGAAAGAGAATAAAAAGGAAAGAAAGTAATTATTAGAAAAATAGTAATAATTAGTAGAGAAGTAAATAGAAAAATTGTAAAATAAAATTGTAAAAGTACTGTTGTTACTATGAAAATTAAATCCTTTAGTTTTTCTATTAATTTCCTTTAAGAAATAAGAGGGTAAAAATTAAATCCTATAAGGGTTAGAAGGGTATTTTATAAAATAGTTGATGTTTTTTTAAAAATAGAAATAATTAAAAAAATATTTAAGTAAAAAGAAAGGAAATCCTGTAACAGTAAGGATTTCCTGTAATAACAAAAGTACTTTATTATAAAATTGAATGTTTTTTTAAAAATAGAAATAATTAAAAAAATTAGTCATTTATGAATTGAGTACCACATTCGTAACAGTGGGATACGAGCTTTCCGTACTTATTCCTTTTATTATAATAAAGGGTGCTCCCACATTTAGGACATTCCTTGTAGTAGTATTTCATCACCTTATTGTACATGTGCTCATATATTTCGTCCATGGTAACGAGTCTTTTCACTTTATCTACAAGAAGAGACTTACCTTCCCATCCTAAAAATTGTCCTTTACTTTCACAAAGGGAACACAATTCTTCCATATCTAAGTTACGGATAAAAGTATCAAACCTTGGGGTAGTATACTTTGCTTTTTTGAGTTCCTTAAAATCCATTGCGGATGAAACTTCTATATAACCTATATTTCTCATAAAGGGGTTATTTTCAAGAAGAGCTTTTATAGCTTCAGTATGTTTTTCGTGAGCTACTACATAAACAATATTAAAAAATGTTACATAAGTAGAAAGTTGTTTAAAAAGTCTTTGAAGATTATCTGCTTCAGATTTTATTTCAAAACCATAAAAGATATTTTTCTTGAAGTCAAGAGCTGCAACATCTACAATATTTTTAGAATTTACTCCCATTTCATTAACAAAAGTTAGGGATTTAAAGAATTCTAAGTTTCTTTTTATAAATTCTTTACGAATATCCCAATCTTTTATTTTCTTTGCGGGCATTATTTATATTTCCTTTCTCTCTCTTCATAGAATTTAATTACTAAGAGTTATAGATGCTATTATCCTATTAAATTTTATCTATAGAGAAAAATTAAGTAGGAACTATTATGAGTATATACAAAGGAAATCGTGTTGCAGGGACATACCCTTTATATGGGACCACAGGTGAGAGTATAGCAGGGCCTATGACCCAAGGTTACACAGATTTACAGATAAAAGCCATAGGTGTCGAATTAAGAGCTAATGACTTTTTCAGAGGGGCAACTTTAGATAATATAAGAATTGTGGATGCTATAGGAGCCCTTCTTGGATATACTTCTGCGGATATGGACTATCTTTTTGAGCATAAAGAACTTCCTGCGACAGAAGAATAATTTTGACTAATCTGTAGTATTGTAGTAAAATAGGGGTATGAGCGAGAGAATTTTAAAACCCTTAAAAGATTATAGACTATGCTCTGCAACACAGACAAAGTACATTCCTATATTGGATTCAGACCCTGTTTTAGCTGCGAGGGCTCTAACAAAAAAAGATATAGAAAAGTCTTATAAACTTTTGAAAAAGTCTTTTGAGGAAATATCAGTTAATGAGACATACCATGAACCTATTGTAAATACTATTTTGTTTTCTCAGAAAAATTTTTTGTGGTTTTCTTCAATGTTAAAGGAATTTGAGAGGATTTTGGATTCAGAGGAGTGCGAAATTCCTTTTGAGAAATGTCCTGATAATACTTCGGGCTCCCTTGTTGTTTACCCTCCTTATAGTGTTTACCCTAATAAAGGTAAATATAGACTGTGTAATGTAAAAACTTTATCAAAAGAGCTTCATCCTATAAATAATCATAGAATAAAGTATATTATAGAAAATTTTGATATGTCTGAATTTATAAATGACTGCTACCCTGCGTGGTATTTGTTGAAGGATACTACAGTTTTTGAACAATATAGTGAGAAAACAAATACACGTGTACGCGTGGACTTTAAAAACGGGGAATTTTCTTATTTCATTGCAGGAGCTTCTGACAATTGGCAGAAAATAGAACCTGTTCCGATAGAAATGGACCACGTGATTGCAGCTTTAATTTTTCGTAGCTATATAGATTAATAATTTGTGTCAAATAAGCTGTTTATGTAAGCTAATTCATTAGGAGATATGGCTCCTTTGATAACTACAAGGTCTTTGACAAACCTATTTACTTCTGCTGTTTCAGTTTCTTGAACTCCATTTGTGGTAACTTCATAAGTAGGAAGTTCCTCAATATAGTTTGATAAGATAAACATTGCGGGGTCTACTGAAGAGTCAACTTGAATATAGGCTTCTTCAGTAACAGCTTCATTATTTTTATACATTTGTAAATAATAGTAATCGTCATATTGAGGGGTCAAGATTACTGTAAGCATTATAGGTTCATTTGTATAAGAAGCATATTCTTCAAGGGTGAGTTGTCTTGAAACTGAGGCAAACCCATTTTTTGTAATCATAGTAAATTTTAGCTCTTGATTAACAAAGGTTAAAGAGAAATAAATATCATTTACTAAGTTTGATTTATAAAGTAAAACTTTAGATTCAGCGTCTTGTAGTGCTACCTTAATGCAAAGGGTTAAACCTTCTTTATAAGAGAAGTTAATTACGTCGTCATTACCCTCAAACTTATTACTCAAGAATCTGATTTTTCTATTAAGATTACATAAGTCTTTTGTTGAATATTGATTTTTATTTAAATCAGGCATTCTATAGCATTGAATAAGTTGAGTATCATTAAGGGCTACGTCGTGGTCAAAAATCCACAGGTCTTCCCCTTGCTTAATTTCCCAACCAATTAAGTCTACAATAGCAGAGAATGGCTTTGAGAGTCCATAAGAATTACCTACATAAGTTGTTACAGGTAAATTCATCCTGTTACTTAAGTTACTTTCAATATTTACTTCTCGAGATAGTACAACTCTTTCAGTATCTTGTTGGTCGTCAGTAATTACTTTAGCTGTATAAATCCCTTTTTGGGTGCTTTCATTTTCTGAGTAGGTTACTGTCAAAGTGTATTTTGTATTATTTGCTATAGGGAATAAGTTGTTTTCATTTATAATAGAAGCACTTGTATAACCCTCAGCCGTAGCTCCTACAATTTCAATAAAATCTTCGTCATATAGAGTGTCACCAATAGAAGTTGAAATATACCCTGTTGCTCCTAAAGCTATGACTTTCTCTTTCCCGTAAGACAGGTTTCCCCAATATTCGCTGTTTCCTAAGAATTGGGTGATTGGTTCCCATGTAACTCCGTCTTCTGAGTAAGCTATGGCTCCGTTATACCCCATAGCAATGAATTTATTATTTGTATATATAAGGTCTGACCATGGAAATGCTTCTGCTAAGGTCATATTTTGAATAGGTTCAGACCAATTCATGCCGTCTACAGAAGTTGAAATATATCCGCGAGATCCAAGAGCTACAAATTTATTATTTCCGTAGGTAATATCTTGCCATATGTTTGATCCGTCTATATTTGGGATAGATCCACGGTAAGTCCAGTTAACTCCATCTGTTGAATCAGCTAATTCTCCTCTCCCTTGTAAAAGAACAAATTTATTATTTCCATAGGTAATTTCATAATTTGTCGCTGATTGTTGTAATGTGAGGTCAATCTGAACAGGAGGATTCCACGTGACCCCATCTGTAGAAGTAGAGACATAATAAAACCGATAAAGATAGTGATATCCAAAAAGTATGAATTTCCCGTTTCCGAAGGATAAAGCTTTCCATCCGTTAATATTTGCGACGTCTCTTAGATTAGGATCTTGAGTAAGTTGTGTCCAATTTATACCATTCGTGGAAGTTGAAGCGCACCCATTATTGTCTATGGCTACAAAATGGTCATTTCCAAAAGCCATACCTATGAAGGATCCACTTGTATGGCTTAGCTCTGCGTCTTGTACAGCCTCTGTCCATCTTGCAGTACTATTAGGAATTCTGTTTAAGGTGAAAATCTTATTAAGCTCAAGTGCTCCGTTCCATACAATTTCATTATTAAAACTTAAGTTAAAATTTGAGAAATCTATAGAACCTGTGAAAGTTTTTGTAGGTTCATTAATGTCATACGAAGCAATTCTTCCGTCAAGCCCAATAACTACAAATTTATTATTTCCGTAGCTAATTCCTTCACTATATAAGTCTATAGAAGACGGAGCTTCCCATGTTATGCCATCTGTAGAAGTGGAGTATCCGAATTTTCCAACTATGAGGAATATTCCTGCTCCATAGGCTATTGCAGTCCAACGATCTGTCTCGTCTATTTGATGAGTGTCCCACGATACTCCGTCTGAAGACGTGAAGACAAAACCCCCGTAGCCCGCAGCAACAAATTTTCCTTCGCCAAAGGCGAGTCCTCGTATATATTCGCCTGTGAAAGATTCAGCAGCTGTCCAAGTAATTGTGTCTGTGGATACAGAGAAGTAGCCACCTAATGTTGCTCCATGCCCAACAGCTACATACTTCCCATTTCCATAGGCTACATTTGTCCATGCAGAATTCTTTGGAGAACCACTAATTGCCCCTGATTGTGTCCATGATGCACCGTTTGAAGAAGTATAAATATAACCGTCAGATTGTATGGCTACAAATAGTTGTGATTCATCATTGTATATTATGCTTGTAAAGGCAGCCGTGCCTATTTGTGAAGGGGTGGTCCATGTTGTTCCGTTTTCGGAAGTAGAGCAATACCCGTTTTCACCAACAACCACATATTTTCCATTTCCATAAGCTGTGCTGTACCATGCTTGTGCTCCAACTTGAATAGGGGTATTCCAAGTATGCCCGTCTATTGATGTCATAATATAACCGTCACTACCAACAACTACGTACTTTCCATTTCCGTAGGTACCATTATGTAGAGTATTAACTGCAGTTTCAACAGGGTCAGTCCACTCACTTGTCGATGTTAAGTACCTTTGACCTATTAGTATAGTGTTTCCACCGTCCAATGAAACTGTTTCATTTGAGTAAATAAACACAGTTTCTTCGTCAGGGTATTCATTTCCTATAGGCTCCATTTCATAATGGAGGGAGTACCTTCCTTCATAATATGAGAGGGTTACATTATAGTAACGATTAGCTTTCAGGTCATATCTTGAGCGTAGGCTTTCATTTATAATTTTTTTAGTAGAGTTTTCATATAAGTTAGCACAAAGCCTTTTGTTTTCTAAAAATATTTCAAATGATGAATTTTCTATCGAAGGACGCCCAAGTACATATTGAGTTCCGTTCGTATTGTTGAACATTACTCTTAGTGTTATTGAGAACTCCGAGGAAGGAGCAGTATCATGTTTTAGAACAGTAATGTCTTGCCTTGGGAATTCTACTATCGGGGATGTGGATAATGCTAAATTGTTGCAATGGAAGTTATAACGGGGGTTGGTATCTTTTTGTTCCCATCCATAATAAGTAGCTGCTACAGGGAAGTATGCAACGTGTCCGTTATAGCCAACGGCGACGAGTTCATTATCTTTGGAAGCGACACTGCGCCAATGAGAACTTCCGACGTTAAAAAATTCCCATGTTTCACCGTCGGAAGATGTAGCCATTTTACCATTATCACCTACAGCAGTAAAGACGCCATTATTGTAAATTATTTTTTTAAGTGTGGGAGCATTTGAAGGTACCTCAATGGTGGACCACGTAATTCCGTCAGTTGAAGAAAAGATTTGATGACGAGCTCCAACAGCAATAAATCGCTGATTTCCATAAGCTACACTAAAGAGTACATTATCAAAGTTGTCAATTACCACAGGTGAGGACCATAGTGCTCCGTCTACTGAGGTTGAAGTATAACCGTCATCACCAACTACTACGAATTTTCCATTTCCGTAGGTTACTCCTCGCCAGTTAAAGGCATTTTGTATTAACGTATGAGTGCTCCATGTTTCTCCGTCTTCAGAAGTAACTATACCATTATTATCACCTACAGCAATAAATATGTTATTTTTGTATATAATATCGCGTAGGGTAAAGTCACTTATTTCTGTCGGGGTTGACCAATTCATACCGTCTGTTGAGGTAATAGCCTTACCTCCGTCCCCAACAGCAATAAACTTTCCATTACCGTAGGTTACACCGAGTAATGACATATTTGTCACTTGCACAGGGTCTGACCACATTGATTCAGTATATATAGCTATTATACCATTATTACTAACAGCAATAAATTTTCCGTCTCCGTAGGCAATATTATTCCATGTAATATTACCTACTTGTTCAGGGGTGCTCCATTGTTGTAGTGGGCCTGCGGTGTCGGAATAGGTATCTCTTAAATAGTAAGAATCTAAATCTATAGGGTGTATAGATTCCATTCCGTGAATATTTAAGTAGCAATTGTCATTCTGTATTCCTATTTCTAAAGGAGGATTTGGATTTAAGTTAGTAAGAGCTGTAACTGTTCCTTCTGTCCTATCTTTAGTAGTAAAGGAGGAAGTTAACTTCCAAGAGTCAGTTTTTAGGAATGGAGTGCTACAAGTGATATATTTAGACGGAGCAAATCCCTCAGTCTCTCCATTTAGAGGTACCTCTAAGTCTCCAACGATATTAAAAGTATCATAATCTACTTGACGCTCAATTTCTTCTTGAAATCTGTTTACGAGTTTTAAGAAGGTATCTATAGTATTATAACAATCTGCTTTTTCTTCTAAATCTTGTTGAATTCTGTAGATTACTTGAGGTCTGTTATGTCCAATACCTGCTTGATTGTTTATAATAGAGCTATTTTCATAAGATCCTTTAGCTCCTGCGTTCATCCTTATAATTCGTTCAAGATTTGTAAGAATATAAGTATTAACTTCTTCTAAGGTGGTGAAGTCTTTGAATTCAATAAAATCGGGGTCTTCTACAATAATGCCATTATCAGCAGGGAATCCAATAGCATTTACTACGTTAATAGTAGTGTTAACCGTAAATACAAGATTATAAGCTAAGTTTTTTTCTTTGTTAACATTTAAGTTAGTAATAGACCCAAAGAGTAACTTCCCATTTGGTGTTTGAATATAAAGTCCTATTTCTTTAATTGTGAGATAAGAGTCTTCAGAAATTTGACAAGTCAGAAGAACAGTACTTCCTGATTGTACAATTTCAGTTACAGGAAAGGAATAAATATGTCCTGCAGTCGTTCTAGAATTATCTTGTAAAGGAATTTTACCGTCACTTATAAGGATATTTGAAAAATTCCATGTAGCACCATTAGATGGGGTGTATAATAATTCTCCATTATTATATATAGAGAATTCATTTAAATTTATGCTACCGAGCCATGGATTAGCATGGAGTGGGGAGGCATTCCCTAAGGTAAGTGACGTAAGAGTGGATAAAGGAATAGTGAAGTCAAGGTTTCCTGTTTTTTGAATTACTTTTTTTCCGTAATTCATTGTAAACTCATAACTTGTATTTCTTATTATTAAATAAATAGAAATTTCAGTACTTTCAGAAAAAGCAATATTTCCGAAAGAAAAAGCAGTAAAGTTTCCATATTTTAAAGTGACTTCGTTATTCTCAAAAATCAAATGAAGAGAATTTCCTGTAGTACTTTGTATACTCCACGCACATTGAGATTGTCCATTAGGAATGTATGTGCCTTTAAATAAGATTGTTATTTTTTCAGGATCTGTAAAATTTAACGGAGAATAAGTAAAATAGTTCTCTGTAGATAGTCCTGAGGCAATACCATCAGATATTGCAGGAGAGCCAACTACAGTTATTAAAGAACTTGAATAGGTCCTGCTGTTAGCTATTTTTTGATTTATACTAAAAAGTCCTGAGTTTGTTATAGTTAATGTATCTAAACCTGCCATGTAATCTCCTAGCTGCCACTAATGTATGGGTTTGTCCCTGTTGTAGCACAAAGTAATAAAGAGAGTGCTCGTACTCGTTCTTCTTCCAGTTCGTCTTTAATAATGGAAACTATACCAACCTCAGCATTTATTGGTTGAGCAATATTTCCATTTGCGTCTGTTATGTAAGAAGTTAAATTTGGATAAAAAGTATTTGCGTCAAAGGCGCTGTCATAGGTTGCTTCTTGTCCCAAGTAATATACTTTTCCATTATTTGTAGTCCAATCAAATCCTGTGTAAAGATTTCTTTCCGCAGTATATTCATAGAATGAAGTTGGGGCGGAAGGTTTATTTGCGAAAATTTCAGCTTTTGGAGCTTCATATTTCCATGCGTATAAAGTAAGTCTTGGAGGATTTTGAGTATCATTATAAGTCATATTGTGCTCGTTACGGTATATAACAAGGTCGTCTACTACCATAAAGTCGTCACCTACATATGGAGTATAGTCATCATTGAATAGAGGAGCCCACGGTTCTGAAAGAGTTTGACCATCTGTAGAAGGAGGAACTTTAGTATAAATATAATGAGTGTTTTCGCCGTCGTCATACTCCCAAGCATATAGTTGGTCTAAGAGAATGTCGTCATAAGCGGAGTAAGACGCTGCATTTCCTTCATAATTAAGAACAGAATTTGCGATAGTCCACTCTTCTCCTTCGTACGGAGTTCCATCGGTATTATAAATAACCGACGGGTTGGTGCTTGCGTCAGCATAACCTATATATGTTGGAATACAGTAGAAGTAAAATAAAGTCCCCGGGAGCTCTTTCATGTGAACGTAATTCCCTGTTTCAACTTTATTAAAAGGAACTTTTGTTGAATTTATATATGTAGTAAATTCTTGTTTAACAGGGTTGTAAGAGAACACAGCTGCGTGAGGTCCCTGTGGAATAACGTTACTATCTGAAGTGAAGGTTAAATAATTTGAAGCGTCTGTAAATAATTTAACTCTGAGACTTCCGTTCGCTAATTCACTAAATTCAAATGTATGAGAACCTGTAGAATAATCTGATTTTGCTATTAAAGTTCTATCAGTATTGGTAGAAGAAGGATTAATAGCGAAAGCCATTACAAATGGAATATCAGAATTATTACTATCATTAAATAATCGGACCGGTGTATTTGAACTTAAGAGAAAATTAGCTTCTTTCATATCAAACATTGACATGAAACCATTGTACACTCTATTTAAAGAAGATACAGGAATTGTAGTGGATAAATAGTTAGCATTCTGACTCAAATCCACTATAGCATTTTGAGATTGTAACCTTCTTGAAAAGTCGAATACCCAAAAAGAAAATATGCTATTTAATGAGGACATTCCTAAAAGGGATGCATAGTTTTTATATAATGTTATGTAACTAAAAGAGGTTTTGTCTTCTTCAATTTTTTCGTAGAGTTGAGTTGCTCTATTATAACCAATAATTCGGGAGTTATTTCCTATTTGGTTTATTAGGTTGGCATTTGAGAACAGGAATGTTCTCATCATTTCTTCCATGTCAGGTTCTGTAACTAAGGAGTGTTCAGAGTCTAACACAATTTGGTCATATACTGAAGCAAAGTTAGCTGCTTTTAGGAAGATATAATAATCTATGGCTATGAAATAATTATCAGACGTAGTAGGTTTTACGAAGGGTTGACAAGTTCCTATAGCAAATAATTTATCTTCGTCATTAACTGTTTCGTATAGCCCTACTTCTCTGATGTCAAAACCTCCTGTGTTTTCAGGGAGCATTGTGTAGAAGCTTACTGTAAGATTATCTTCTAATAATTCTTTTTTATATATGTAAAATTCAACTCCTAAAGGTCCTTTTAAGGAAGTTTGAGATTCAGAGGGAGTATAGTACTCATAGTTATTACCACTGCCAAATTTAATTTTGGTAAGATTTAGATTTAGAGAAGGGTCAGTCATTGCTTCTGCTACTCTGTCTAATCCATATTGTGTGAGTATCAAAATCAATTTGTCGTTATTTACAATTTCTGCCATATTTAAATTCTTTCTTAAAATTCTTTTCCTAAGTTCAAAATTTAATTATAAGTTTGCAATTAAATTTTGAAGAAAGAGCGGAAAAAGTTAAATGCAAAAGCAGAATGATTTAGCAGAAAATTTATTAAACTTATTTAATCCTTCCTCATATAAAGAATTTGGGAAGGGATATTTTGTTAATAAACCAAATATGGAAGGTTACTATTATATATTTAAGAGAATAACTAAACCAAAATTTTGTTTAATTGTGAATACAAGTGAGGAAAAGTATCCCACAAGTATGATAAAAATAAGGGATTATGTATTTATAGTTTTCAATACTGCTTCTCTTGAAGAGTTCTTGGAAAATTTAGCAGATAGGTATTTTGTAACTTTAATGGATATTTTGGATAATGAATTGCAAAAGAAAGATACAAGGAACCTTCCTTACGGATATTATATTGACGAAAATGGGGAGTTAAGGGTAGACCTAAAGGCAGCAGCAGAAGTAAGAAAAATATATGATATGTACATTGAAACTCAGAGTATTCGTGATATTGCAAATGAGTTAAGAACAAACTTCTCTGACATTCGTGAAATTCTTCATGATAGCCAAGAATATATGCAAATGAGAGATAAAATTGTATCTCCTGCTAAATTAAAGCAAGTAGCAGATTTAATGGCGGCTAATGTGCGCGGGGGAGCTTCGGCAAAGCGAAGCCTTGAGGACGAATTAGCTGATGCTCGGCGTAGACGCAAGCAACATAGCAGAGAATTGAAACAAATTCAAAGGTAAAGGTAATAATTAAATTGTAAATAAAGAAAGTGAAAATAGCATGGCAGACGCAATAACAGTTCCTACATTTGAACAAATAGAAACTATATTATCTAAGTTAGCAACTAACTATAGTAATATAGCAATATTGTTTTATGATATATTTTATAATACAACTCCTATGGACGTAACATTGCAAATGTATGACGAAGCAGGGATTTTGCAGACTTATACAATTCCTAATAGGGCAAAGGACATGTCTAATATTTTAAATGGGAGTGGTTCTCCTCAAGGGGTAGTAGAAGCTGGAAGAGGGGTAATTTATCAAGACTTAGCAAATGGGGATTTATATATTAAAACTCTTTCGGACGGAAGTATAGGATGGACAAAGTTTATAACTGATACTGAATTAAGTAATATGTTAATTGAGGGTATAGGTTCCCCGGAAGCAGTTGTAATAGCTAATAAGGGTACTTTATATATTGATAAAGTGAACGCTGCTCTATATATTAAAGCTCAAGATGAGGGTAATACAGGTTGGGTTTTAATATCAGCTAATACAGAGAACCTTGCTAATAAAGATTTAAATAATTTGACAGCAATAGGTGAGGCGCACTTTGCTAATCCGAGCTTAAATAATTTAAATGCTGAAGGACAAGCAAGATTTACGGCTAAAGAGAATGTTACAAATAAAATTACAGCAATTACTTCAGGGAGTACAGATACACAATATCCGTCAGCAAAGGCTGTATATACTTTCGTAGGAGCAAGCACTTCTAACTTTGCAGATAGGGATTTTAGTAATATAACGAGTATAGCTTCGGCGAAATTTCTTGGAATTAATAAATTAAGAGACTGTGTACTTGAAGCTACTACTATAATGTATCGCGGAGCTGATAATTCCTTTACTCTTCCTTATGGAACTATAATTTTATGTGCTAATGGTTTAGCAGCTAATAATACTTTAAATAATACTATTACTACTATAGATCAAAATTTAGCAGGGGTAATTCCTACTTTGGCTAATAAAGAGGGGTATATTCTTTACGATGATACAAACGGAATTGTAAAAACTCCTACTGAAGATACTTATTTTCGTCAAGTAGCAGAACCTGAAGTAACTGCAGGTGGTGTATGGTTTAATCCTTTAGAATATACGTATCATGTTGTAGCGACTATTAACAATGAGGACGTTTGGGTTCAAATTCCTATGGCTGAAATAGGTAGATGGAGCACAGACTCAAATGGGCTTGTTGCAACATTTGAGCCATATTACCCTGTAAAAGTAGTTTCCACGGAGAGTGAAGAGATTTATCATGTAGTTGTAGAAGTCGGGGGAGACGAAGAAAATTGGTATAGACTATATAAAGACGGATGGATGGAAGCAGGAGGTTATTTAATTGGTGGTGGAGTAGTTCCTTTGTTGAAAGAATTTAAAACAGAGCACTACACTTTAATTCCTTCTGCTAATGCAACTTCTTTTACGAAATCCACTGATTCTTTTTCAATAGTTGCAGCGAATAATGCAGTTGAAACAGACTGGGTAGCTTATGGATGGAGTGCATAATGGGAAAATATTATAAAGGTGACGATTTTAATGCTTTTGGACAGGAATGGGTTTTAGTAGAAGTAGATATTCCTGAAGATTGGATTGTAACAAAGGCAGAATTAAGAATAGGAAATTTACCAAAAATGACTTTCTATAATCCTATATTTCCATTTCCTGTAAATTTGGAGTCATATCAGACTTCTAATTTGAAGGATATAAATAAATGTCATTTGGCAATATACGACGAAGAAAATAGGAAGTTAACCCTTGAGGGTTCTTGGACATTTATAGCAGAAAACGAGGTTGTATAGGATGTATATAGCTCATTTTGAATATAGAAAAAAAGAACCAGAAAGAATGTATTTCACAGCGAAGAAAAGAGTTCCATTAAAAATGGAATTTAAAGCAGAGAAAAGAGAGCCTGTGAAATTTATAATAACAAAAAATATGAAGTTGGAAGTTGAATAAGTTTAAATTTTAATACAGAGGAAAATAGAGCAGATGGCAGATGATATAAATAAGAAGTTACAGAGTGCAAGAACTATGGAAGACATAGTTAATTTGCTATCTATATTATTTACAAATTTAAATAATCAGAATGAAATGTATTACGATATGTTTCTAAATCCTGTCCCAATGGACATGAATTTAGAAAGATATGACGAAAACGGTAATTTAGTAACTGTAGTTCTTCCAAACGTTGCAAAAATGAGGGTTACTGCATATTCAGGAGCTGGAAATCCTAATGGTGTACAAGTTGCTTCAATAGGGGCTTTATACATTGATGTTACGAACAGAAGTATTTATTATAAAGCAACGGGTAGTGACAGCTACGGGTGGCAACTTATTTGGTCTACAGCAAATTTGATTGAAGGGGTGGATTATATTTCTCCTTCAGGGGATGGTTCTCAGGTTCAAAATTTAAGTGCAAATAATATAACTTCAGGTATATTAGCTGTAGCAAGAGGGGGTACAGGCACCTCTGCTATAAGTGGCATGGTTAAAGGCAATGGTATGGCTCCATTTACAGCAGCAATTGTAGATGAAGATTATTTGGCTCCAAGTTCTTTTACAGGCTTGATAATGTTTTGCCCTACTCCGATAATCCCTGACGGGTGGTTAGTTTGCGATGACACTATTTATGATATTTCTATTAGACCTGAGTTAACTCGTCTTTGTAATAAATTAGGGAATCGTTATGGAGGAGATGGTGTTGCAACTTTCGGTGTTCCAAATTTAATAGGTAGGTATATAAAGGGTGGTTTACCTGCAGACGTGGGGCAGTTCATAGACGGGCACGTAGGAGAGCATAGTCATCGTATTACAGGTGCCACAGCGAAGGACGGGGCTCACACTCACACAAGAGGTACAATGGAAATTACAGGTACCTTTAGTGGTCACAATAATAACGCTTCAGGAGCTTTTTGGGTTTCAGGCGGTGAGGAATGGCATGGTAATAGAAACAATAACGGGCAAAAAAGAAAGATTTCTTTTGCAGCTTCTAGGTCTTGGACAGGATCTACAAGTTCAACACCTCACCAACACAGCATTGATATAACTATATCTAATGGTGGAGCAGGTAAAAACGAAGTAGATCATGGAATAATGATACCAATTATAAAATATTAGGAAACAGAAAATGGCAGATATACAAATAGTAGCAGAAAATTTAGCAGAGTTATTAACGAACACCGTAGATATGGCGTCGGTATTTTATGATATATTTTTAAATCCGAATCCTATGGATGTGGACTTAAAAATGTACGACGATAATAACCAATTAATTACGGTTACTATCCCTAACAGAGCTAAAGATAGAATTACTCCTTATATGGGGAGTGGTTCTCCTGAGGGTGTTGTAGCAGCTCCAATAGGTTCTACCTATGTTGATACTTTGACTTCTACTGTGTATTATAAGGTTAGCGGAGAATCTGACGACCCTTATGGTTGGAATGCAGTTCTTTCACAGAGCTTAATGGAAACTTTTATTAGAACGTACTTAGAGGCTCGAGGTTATGTTACGGTTTCGTCATTAAATACTTATTTGAATACTCACGAGTATGTTACTAAGAACGACGCAGCAACAAGTGACGATTATGGAGTAATTAAGATTGACGACGAAACAATTAAAAATAATGCAGATTCTCAGATTAGGGTTTTTGGGATTGCAGATTCAAATGAGGCTAACCCTGTTGTTAGGAATTTATGGGTTGGCGAGGAGACTGAATATGAAACATTATACCTTGAAGGGGATATGCAAGATGATACCATATATTTGTTAAAAGACGTAGGGCAGCTTTTGGTAGGGGATACAGAAGTTTGTTGTAATGGTTTCCCTTCAAATACCTATGAGGTGTTAGACGCGCCTACTTCAGGGGATACTTATACAGCTCCTACTAATGGGTGGTTCTTATTTAATAAGACTGCAGGTATAGCAAATGCAAAATTAGAAATGGTAAATACAACTTCTAACTACGCCACAACTTTATATTTACCTGAAACAACAAGTACAGGGTATATAGCTTGTCCCGCCTTAAGGGGTGAAGTGGTAGAGGTATCTTATACTGCTACGGGAATTACAAATAGCTTTATATTTATAAATGCAGCAGCTAATAGAGTAACTTATGGTTCATAAAGGAAATTAAAATGTATTATGTAGAATCAGACAATAAAATAATTACTTATAATGTAAAGAAAGCTCAAGTTACGCGGACTTTAAAATACATGCCACAGTATGCTAATTTACCTATTCAGCGGACCACAAGAAATATTGTGGAATTTCAAGGAAATTTTTATTTCGAAGACGATGAGGCTTACATTGCTATGAAAGAAGCAGCAGAACAACAGAGAATTCAGTTCTTGTCAATGACTCGTTCTGACTTTTTTGATAGCACGATTAAAGCATGGGGAGCTAATAGCGACGATCTCCTTCCAGTAATTAATGGAATTTTAGAGAACCTTCCAATTCCGGATGTTGAAAAGAAGATAGCAATAAATAATTATAAGAATGCTTTGAATTTTTATAGAAGACACGCATTATTTACTTTGCTAAGCGGGGTTCCTATTACCATAGGAGGTCATACTGTTACTATCACTGCAGCGCAATGGGATAGATTCTTTGACAAAACTAATAAAAGAGACCCAGACGCGTACAAGGAGTTATTGCCTGACTTAGAAAGTTAAATGGAAATGCAAGAGAACCCTCTTGCATTTCTTTTATATAGTAAAACTGAATAAATAAGGAGTTAAAGATGAGTTCAAGTATACACCCAATTTCCTTTGGAGTAGAACCTCCAAGGAGCTTTGTGACACAGACAAAACCTATTTCTTTTGGAATGCAGGTTCCTGCCCATACGTCCTTACAAAAAGAAAACCCCACATTTACATATTCAAATGAGCTTAAAACTTTATTTCGAAAGGGGAAGCTCCCAACAGTGAAATTTGACGCTGCAGGGAATAAATTAAATAAAAAGAATGTATCTTTAGATCATATAATTCCTGCGAGTAAAGGTGGAAAAAGTGTAACGGAAAACTTCATGTTAGCAGATAGAGATTTTAATAACGCTCGTGGGAGTGACTCTATATTTTCTTGGGTTACAACAGAGGGTATAATTAAGTATCTTGCTCAATTTGTTGATGTAAGGGTCGGTAAATTTATAGGAAATAGCTATATTGCGCAAGTTTTGAAGACTTTGGAGAGAGCAAATGAACTTGGAGTATAAGGCAAAGTATAAGAAGGTAGACGGAATTTACACAGTGGACGATAAAATTTCTAAGTGGCAAAAATTTTGGATAGGTGTAGGGGAGTTTATCGTAAAAGGATTAGCAGGTAGATGGGAATTTAATATAAAGATTAAATTTTAATTACATGAGTTTAATAACAGACCAAATTATAAAGCAGCACTCCAAAGTTCAAGAGATTGCAACAAATAAGAACAATGCTCAAATGGTTTACGTATTTTCAGATTTGAATGTACGGGACCCTTTTGTTTCTTCTTCTACAGCAGTCATGCTTTATGATACTAGAACAATTGTTCAGGGTGTTTGGCGAATGATAACTACTGAAGAGGGGGAAATTCCTAACTTTAGGCAGTACGGATTAAATATAAAAAGGTTTTCTCAGTACCCGTTAAACTCACAAACTGTTGACGGAATATATAATTACGTGAAAGAAAGAGTTGAAGTTTTTGAAACAAGGGCTGAAATAGTAAAGGCTGACGTTGACGTGGATTTTGAGCAAGGGGTAATTTACATGACATTTTTCTTAAGAATGAAGGCTTCAGGAGAAGTAGTAAAGTTACCTACTTGGAGTGTGCAGGTTTCAACCTATTAAGTTTAACTTTTTCTTTGTGGCTTCTTCTTGAGCTTCTATCATAAGAAGTTGAGTTCGTATGTTTGCATTATCTAATGAAAGAACCTTGTCGAGAGCATAAGCTTGGCTATAAGACATTGGATTTCTTAATGCAGACATCATAGCCATATTATTTTGCATTAGACGATACTGTAAATTATACTTCTGTATTGTTAAGAATTGTAAATATAAGCTTTGAGTTAAGTTAACTTCCATATCCTAAAATTTAATTTGCATAGTTTTATTAAATTTTAACTTAGAATTAGTTTAAATTTAGGAAATTTTATATAATGGCTTTAGATCTTCAAAGTTTAAGTATAACGTCGGCTTTTAATTCAATTGTAAATTTCTTTAGGAGTCAAGAGAACAATAGTAAATGGAGAGACCTCAGTAATAATGCTGAAGGTAGCTTTTTAATTCGTATGTTGGCTAATATTATGTCAACGTTGAGTTACCGTATTGTTGCTCAAAGTAGAGAGAACTATTTATCTACAGCTGCTCTTACTTCTTCCAATATAGGTATAGCAGTTAATTTAGGGTACTCCGCTTTTAGGGGCTCTAATTTAAAAAGACTTATTCAGATAACTCCTAATAGTAATTACACTTTACCTAAATTTTCTGTAATCGGAACTTATAATTCTGATTATAACATTTTAACTTTAGACGACGTGGATTTAGAAGAAGGGGTAACTACTACAATTAGAACAGTAGTAGGAAATGTTAGAGAGAGCTCTTTCGTAACAGGAACTTCTGATATTAAAATATTTTCATTGTTCACTTCAGGAATTTCAGAAGACTTTGTGCTTTTCAAGGATAATAATGAAGTCCCTACTACTAAAGTAATAAAAGATATGATTTATGATAAGTACTTGGTGAGAACTAATCCTTATGGTTCAGTTGATATTGCATACCTTAACTCTTTTAGTACCGCTAAATATAAGTACGGGACAGGCACCGAGATTACAATAAGATATGTTGAGTTAGCTGATGCTCCTTCAATTCCATATACTTCAAGTATGTTTCCGTATGGGGTTTTAGGAGACGTTATTACGATATCTTCTTATATTCCTTTTGAATCTGTAGAATCTCTTAAGATTACTGCTCCTTTAGACCATGAAACTCAGAACTTAATAAGGTCAAAAGTGGATTACGCAAATAGGTTACAGGAAATAATTCCTTCAGTTACTCAGGCTAATTGGAAGGCATTAACTCCGACTTATACTTTAATAACCTATTTGAAGGATAATTCTACTTTGTTGACAGGAACAAGAGTTTATCCAGGAACTGCTTCGGAAAATAAGGAAAGACTTGCAAATACTGAAGTAGCTGAGGTAAAAGAAGTTTTAAAAGAAGAAAATTATTTTGGTACTCCCCTTCCTGATATTACTGTTCCAAGAAGAGAAGTTGCAGATATAACTATACAAATGGTTCTTAGAAATAAATATAAAAGTATAGCTGATATAAATTTAGATATAGATAATATTTTAAAAAATTATTATAATCAGGAGTTGGGGGTTACATTTAATGTATATACCTTAGAAAGGCTCATTGAAGATCTTCCGTACGTAAAATATGCTCGTGTTTCATTGACTATTAATGAAAGAGCAGTTAATACTGATTATCAGTTAGGACATATTATAAAAGTTGGGGATAATTTATATAAAGCTTCAAAGATTTTAGGTTATACTGGAGTTACGGAACCTGCGGATGGGTGGGGAATTCCCGTTATCCCTCCTTCTGAAATTGATACGGATATTGTTATACAAGACGGTTCAATTTATTGGAAGTGCTTTAAAAAACTTCCGGGAATGCCTTCTTTATCAATTTCTTTGAGGTCTCCAAGTACTCAGTACGGCATAGGGGACTACATGTACTTAAAACAGTACCCTGATTATATGTTTAAATGTGTGGATATTGTACGTACAAGTGGAGGTACGGAACCTGATACAACAGGTCATGAACTTGGTGACTTTATTGTAGACGGTGGCATAGTATGGGTTGTGAAAGATTATATTAATGACGATAATACAAGTGCATGGGCTTCTTTATCTCAATTTCAGTTAGGTCAAACAGTTAATGCTAAAGGGCCGTATTCCTTAGAGTGTGTAAGTTATACGGGTTCTACAGGTACCGAAGAGAATTTAAATTTTGAGCAATATGATTATCCTGTAGCAGTTCAAGATAGTCTTAACAGTAGATTTTATGTTGAAGGAGATGTAACTTACTATTTCCGTAATGGCGACCCGATTGAGGCTACCTATGCAGGAGGAGTAACAACCTTTGCGGTTACAGCAGCTGTATACCCTGTGGTTAAGGAAATTGGAGGTCAGGGGGTAGATTGCACAGAAATAAGAGTTACAAGATACCAAGACGGGGCAGAAACTGAGATGGCTATTGACCCGTCTAAGGATTACACAATTTTGGAAGTTGCGCAACGCGGAACTATAGACGGAAGTATTCAGTGGACATTAATAAAAAATGTTGACGAAATTACTTATGATTGGAATTCTTATGTAACGTTTACCCATACTTTAGAAATTTTGGAGGAGTAATAAGTGAGCATATTAGGATATTCAGCGAGTTATTTTCTTCCTCAGTACTGGGTTAATACTCCTTTGTATGGAGAAAAAATTATACCCTTAATTGACTATATTTTGTCAACTGATTACGAAAAAACAGAGCTTTTAGCTTCTGCTTTTTATAATATAGAGAGTAAGTATAAAAACACGCAAGATCTTCCTATAGAATGTGTTGAAGCTATTATAGAAGAGAGTGGCTATGGCTATATTAGAGATTTGTTAGGGCAAGATAACGATAGTCTACGAGTTTTAGTTTACCTTTTAGTCATGATTCATCATTTAAAGGGGAGTAAAAGAGGAATTGAGACAGTTCTTGAGCTTTTGAGAAGTCCCGATGACGCTTTAACTTTATCCTATGTTGGTGAACCGACTGTTTCTTCAATAAATGAAGTTTCAGATTTTTCTGTTAATGATTATGTTGTTTATTCAAATTTTACAGCTTCAGGGAAATTTAGTATTAATTTTCAGATAAGAACAGGTGGAACCTTTACTCAGGACCAGTGTATTGCTTCCTCAGTTAATCATGGGTTTTATTTAGGTATTGATTCTTATGGCCGTGTAGTTCTTAAAGTAGGTCAACAAATTTCAGGTCAAAGAGCATGGCAAGAAATTGACGGAACAGACACTTTTGTGAGTGCAAGAGTACTGAGACCCGAAACAAACTATTATATAACTCTCGGTTTTGACGGAAATGAATATTCAGTAAGAGTTTCTACAGACGGAGAAAAGTATAGTTATTATATAGTAGTACCTTCTTCTGTTTCCATGGAAATAATTGGAGGATATATTTGTATAGGTATAGATAGAAGTACTTCTGAAACACAATACCCTTTTGAAGGGGAGATATCATTGGCTCCTTTTACAATTTCTTCTGATAACGTAGTCTTAACTCAATGGTTTGAAACTTTACCTATGGGTGAAGAAAATACTTTTTCTTTAGAATCTGAATTAGACGTAGGTATGGTGAGCGCCTCATTTTTCACACAATTTGCTAAATTTGTTGAAAAGTATGTTTATCCTACATTAATGGCTTTTCGGGCTAAGTTGACTATGAAAGGTAAGGTAACTCTTTTACCTTATACAAGACAAAGGGTTACTTATGTAGTTTCAAATGTTGGTAATATGCTGCAGAACTTTATGGTTGAAGAAGAAAACAATAATGAAAATCATATTCCATATGAGGTTGAAGGAGGTCAGGAAAACCACGAGGATTTCTATGTTCAGGAGAGCACAGAGGAAGAGGGAGATTAAATTCTAAGGTATGTATATAAATGGTATAAACGGTTATCTATCTAAATTTGAAGGTGTTGAAGTAGACGCTGCCGTTGAACGAGTGCAGGGTCTCGACGCTGAGTTAGCTTTAAAAGTTGATAAAACAACAAAGATTAATAATTATCCTTTAACGGGGGATATAACTCTTACAGCAGAAGATGTAGGGGCTCTTTCAACTGAAATTATTTATGGTAAAAGTCTTGGGTGGGAAGATAATATTATTTCCTTGAAGGACCAGAATGGAAGAACTCTAAGTTCTGAATATATTGAAATTGACTTAGGTAGATGGGGTCACATTATAGGGACTTTGAGTGACCAAACAGATTTGCAAGAGGCCTTAGATTCTAAGCAACCTTTGATAACTGCGTCATCTATGCTAAGCGCTGACTTGGTGGACGATACTAACACAATTCATAAGTTTGCTACAGCAGCACAATTAACTCAAATAGCGACTAATACTACAAATATAGCAACAAATGCAGGGGATATTGCCACAATAAATGGGAAAATTCCTTCAGCAGCTTCAACTTCTAATCAATTGGCTGATAAAGAATTTGTAAATAGCTCGATAGCTACTAATACAGCTAATTTTATAGGAACTTTTAATAATGTAAGTGATTTAGAATCATATTCAGGGGAAGTCACAAACAATGACTATGCCTTTGTAATAAATAGTGTTGTTACAAATAATGGGAATGATTGGGCTTCTTTTGCAGATTTAAATGCTTATGACAAGACTCTGCTTACAAACTTTGATTACGCGTGGGTAATAGACGGAACTAAATTTGATTTATATAGATTTGATATAGTAAACCAAACTTGGAATTTAAGAGCTTCTGATATAGATAAGGATAGTGAACTCTTAAATACAGCTTATAATAGATATAAAGCTACTGTAGAAGATAATGTAGTTACTTGGATGTACGAATATACATTGAATAATTCAAGTTTTACTGCAGAACAATGGGCAGCTATAAATTCAGGGGCTAATGACATTAATATTGGTCAAATTTCTATAAATGAAAATGATATAGCTACCATAAATAGTACTTTAGGTACTTTTGGAAATATAGTTACTCATAATGTAAATGAGTTTGCTACAGCAGCTCAAGGGGCTTTGGCTGAAACAGCTCTTCAGAGCATTGACAGTACGATGGTTGTTGACGCTCTCGGATTTACTCCTGAGAATCAAGCAAATAAAGTAAGTGCTTTTTCACAGAATCCAAATAATACTCAGTACCCTACAGCAAAGTTAGTAAAGGACCAATTAGATTTAAAACAAAATAATTTAACTTCAGAGAATGCAGGGGAAGGAATTGCTATAGGGGAAGTTGGTGGAGTACTAAAAATTTCTAATACAAATGTCTCTGCTGAATGGGGAAATATTATTGGGACTTTAAGCAACCAGGTTGACTTGCAAGGTGCCTTGGATTTAAAACAGGGAATTAAAGTTGACTTAGGTTGGGGAACTCCTACAAGTGTAGCTGCTCTGTCCCCTTCAGGGACGACTTTATCATGGGAAGCAATAGAACTTGTTGACGATAAATTTATAGCTATTGATTTTACGGGGTATTATTCCGAAGCTTCTGTGTCTACCCTTGCTTGGACTACAGCCACACCAAATGCCAATTTAGGTAATGGCGACTGGTATGATTTAGCATATAATGGAAGTGACTTAGTAGTTGCTATAGGTTGGGAAGGCTATATTTCTACTAAAGGTTCAGGAGATTGGTCTGTTGGAGCGCCAAATCTTGATTTAAGAGATATTAGTTTGTCAGGATGGTATAAGATAACTTATGGAAATAATAAGTTTGTAGTTTTAAATGCTGACGGGTACACAGCTTATTCAACCGACGGAAGTACATGGACTGCAGGAGATCAAATTAGTGACAGCATTAATGGATGGAGTGCTATAAGTTACGGAAATAACAAGTTTATAGCTTTAAATGAACGTGGGTATGTATCTACTTCATTAGACGGAGTAAATTGGTCTGATCCGTCTCTTAACAGTGTCCTTAATGAAGGTACAGGAAGTTCTTACTATTGGGACGACTTAATTTATTGTGAAGGTGAATTTATTGCTACTGAGCACTATGGTAGAAGTGTGGCTATTTCTAAAGATGGAGTTACTTGGG